TGGCGATCTTGCCCAAAGACCGGCAGATCGCGCCGCTATCATTGAGGAATGCGCCAAGGTCGCGGAATCCTATCCGTCATCCGGCGAACAAACCGAACATCCGGTTGAGTATTGGATTCGCAGACTTTCGCACTCATCGACAGATCGATTGACCGAAACGGACGATGGTCCAAAGCCGGTCTGCATACGATGTGGCGCTCATGTTCACAGCCCTTGCGAAACTGACGCGCAAGAGGACCGCTGCGAATTGCCGCCCGGCACCTCGGTCTCCTCTATTGAGCGAGACAACAAATGCTGAAGTCTCGAACTAGCGAATATCACACATGGCGCGAGTTCAGGGCGCGGTGCCAGCGCGCCACCCACAAGGATTTCGCTCGCTACGGCGGACGCGGGATCAAGGTGTGCGAGCGATGGCAGACGTTCGACAATTTTCTTGAGGACATGGGGCCTCGTCCCAACCCCGGTTTAACGCTTGAACGTGAGAACAACGACGGCGACTACGAGCCGAGCAATTGTCGTTGGGCCACTCGAATTGAGCAGGCCAGGAACCGGCGCCCATGGTCGGAGTGGGAATATAGCGAAGATTCAAGATGCTCCAACCGTCAAAACTCTCCAATCCTCGGGGGCGACAAATGACGTGCTGGGTAGAACGATACGCGGACGGCTGGATAAGCATGGAGGGCGGAGACGAATGCTCGCACCAGTTGGGCAGTTCCGTCTTTTGCCGGCGCTGGATGGCGGTCCTCTGGTGCTGGATCGCATGACCAGTCTTTTACACACGCGCCCAAATCGCGAGAGCGGATCATGAAGTTTATCGCCGTCGAGCAACATGATGGATCGGCGAAGGGTGTGCAGGGACCATCTGAAACGCTCAACCCACTGCACATCCGCCCGGACACTTCGCAACTCCGACCACAGGGGGAATAAATGGACGAGTCTCGTTTCGCTGTTTTCAATCCGCACAACAAGCCAATTGAAGAATTGCCGGTCATCTACGGCTTTAATAATGGCGGCTCGCCCGGCTGGTATAGCGGCTGTCTGATTGCCGAAAGCGGTCACGGCATGGGCGGGCATATCTGCTCGCACGAGGGCTTTATGTACGGTGACCTTGGCATCATAGAGGGGTCGCGGCCTGACCGTCACGAAGGGTTTCAGAAACATTACCCGGACGGATATCGGATGAGTTTTGTTCCGGCTAACGAGGTCATGGCGCACGCGGGGCTTAAAGCCGCTTATGAGAAAAATCAGGCGCTGGCGAAAGAGGCCGCTCAGACTCCCCAGGAGTCCGACTGATGGCCTCTCATTACTGCATCAGCTTCCCCTGCCCGCTCTGCTACCCGAACGGACATCCGTGGTCGCAACCGGTTTACAGTCTTCCACCAACGCCGGTTATTCAGCCCACTGGCTGCATCTGCCCGCCGACCAGCGAGAAGACCTGCCAGAGCCCGATGTGCCCGCGCAAGAACCATCTCAGCGCGGCCGGTCATGTGGGAAGTCCGAGGGGGCAAACATGAGCGAGGGGTTTAACGCTACTCAGCGCGAAGCCGAAATCCATGAATTGGGGCGGCGGCTATACCAAGCCGAGTGGGTGCTTCAATCGTCCGGCTTCCGGCGCTGCGACATCCCGGCCTGCAATTGCAACTCATGGCATCAAGTGGGCGGCTATGCCGAACGATTTCGGGAGATCCGGGAAGCCGTCGAAGAGGCTGGCTACTCCACGAACGGCAAGGTCCTGCTTGATGTCGTCAAGGAGATCATCGCCGCGGCGCAGTCTCCGGCAATCCGCGAGGGCAACGATGCCTGAACGTATCCAACGCAAGCGCGTCAAAGGGTGGAAGGCACCACCGAACACCGTGAGTGTTTGCCGCCCTGGTCGATACGGTAACCCGTATAGGGTCGGAGCCGACGTGCCCGGAATGCCGGGCGAGAAGATGGACGCGACTGATGCAGTCCAGTTTTTCAAGCTGTTCATGCCTGACTTTGCGCGAGAGGCATATCGGAAGGAACTCGCCGGCAAGAACCTGATGTGCTGGTGCAAGATCGGAGACCCCTGCCATGCCGACGTCCTGCTCGAACTGGCGAACACTTCTGGAGACCGAAAGTGAGCGGTTGCGTGAAGTGCGAGGGCTGGGGCTGGGTTTGCGAAAATCATCCGGATGTACCGTGGGAGGGCGTTGCCGGCTACGGCTGCGAATGCGGCGCAGGAATGCCCTGCGAGTGCAACACGGCAAACCCGCCCTGGAATTACCAGCCGGCAGACCGAAACTCTGAAAAGGAGAAATGACATGACTAAAGGTGATTATCTGACTAAGCCCCGTTTCGGAAAACCGGCTGATGCTGTCGAGCAGAAAGCCGCCGACTGGCTAGAGGCTAATTGCGGCTACGAGGGCGAGGAGGTGATGAAGTCGCTGGCCGATCTAATCAGGTCCTCATTCGTGCATAATGACGGTCGGGTTCGCTTGGTAGATCAGAATGGCACCGAGGTAATTGGTGCCGGCCCCGCGTGTGCCTGCTGCAAGCAAATCCCAACGCCCGATTGCGATAACCCGGCCTGCGCTTTCCGATCAACGAACCGCGAGGGCAAATCATGAGCGTATTATGGAAATTAGTTCCGGAACAGCTTGACGAAACCATGCGCGAGGTGATGGCCAAAATCGAAGATGGCCCGCGACGCGATCATGATGAAGTGTGGGCCGAGATTTTAGCGGCGGCCCCAACGCGGGTGATAGCCAAAGATATCCAGGAAGAACTTCAAGAGCTGCGAGACGAAAGGCACAACTGGGTTACTAGTATGCCTGCTGCCATCCAGCGATATCACGATCGGGCAGATAGGGCTGAACTAGCGCTGCATGAAATTGCGCACCTGCCCGACAATGCAGAACTGATTGAGGCAACTCAAATAGCGCTGAGAGCGCTCCCATTGATTGCAGATACACACATTTTCCAGCGCCAATGGTGTGCGTGGTGCGGCGGTACATGTGAGTGCGATGAAGATCCGCCGGACGATCTGAGCGACGGTCTCCCTCACCTCAACAGAAACGAGTGAAAACATGAGCGATAGACAGGACTCCTATAGCTCTCAAGGGCACATTAAGGTGCCTAACGTGCCCATGACAGCGATAAACAATTTTCTCCATACTATGAACCATGGCTTTATGACAGTTAATTGCGGGCCTGGAATTGACCCTTTCATCAGCATCAAATTCGTAAACTTAGAGCGAGCACATGCAGCGCACCGATCACTTATTGCTCTTGCAATAGTTGCCAGAGATAGCGAGAGCGAAAAATGCGCCAAATGCGGATGCTATACAAAGGGTGAAGCCGCACTTGTTGATGGTGCGATTTGGTGCCATCCGTGCGCCGACAATGCGGATCTATACAAAATGGCCGTGGATTTGGATGAACAGTTCAAATCGGCATCAGGGGAAGTTGGCTCTCTGCGCTTGGCTCTACTATCAATGATGCATGCCGATAGCGAACAACTGAAGGGGATGGCGCAACGGATATTGGACCGCTCCCGAGAACGGTGGCCTCCGAAGCATAAGCCATTTACCTCGATCGCCATCCTTGAAGATAACGGCAAGCCCTCTGCCAGTCCTCAGCTTGAGGGAGTGGCGTCTGTAAACTCAGATGCCCGAGAAGCTGAGGACATCCTGCGCCTAACGACCGCCCTAGAGCAAGCCATTGACCATCTGGTGCGCCTAGACGCCTTCGTGGATGGGCAAGGCTTCCGCCCGTCTATCAGGGGGACCGTAGCGCTAGGGCGCGCGGCACTGTCGCGGACATGACGAAAGAAGGAAAGAGCAACCCATGAGCGTCAGTGTTGAAGGCTTACGTAGCGCGGCGGACTTCATGCGCCTGCAGACAGGTGAGGATCCCAAGTGGCTAAGAAACGCCGCGGATGAGATCGAGCAGCTGCGCGATGCTCTCCAGCAGCTTGTAGATTGGGCGAAGGATGGTTGCCCGGAGGACGGGTACGGCTACTGCATGACGGAGGCCCAAGCCGCCCTAAAAGGTCTTTCCATCGCGAGCGTGACGAAAGTAGGCAAGAGCGAATGACCACCAGCGAAGTACACAACAATCTCAAAAAGCTAGAAGCGGAAGTGCATTACTTCCTCGCGCATATGGATGTGCTGATGCTCCAGCCGGAATCTGTAGAGCGCGGACAAGCTATCGCCGGTCTTGTCAATAAGCTGGACATGGCCAACCAGATCGCCGCCCGTTTCGGGCTGGGCGTGCATCGCGTGGGCGGGAAGTTGCGGAAGGTAAAGCGATGACCACCCCGGCACCCGAGACGATCGAGCGCGAAAAGGACAAGTACTACCTGAGCGACGCGGAGCTGATCCGCAAGCTAAGGCTCCCAAAGGTTCGATCTGCCGCATCTACAAGGCGGTTTGGGTCGCCGCTGATGGTTCTGGCGCACAGTACACCGGCAAGCCCACCCGTGAAGTCGTGGTGGGAGCCTAACATTCCAACCTCAAAATTAGACTGGAGACTTAAAATGGACCGCGAGACAATCCAAACCCTTCTCGACCTTCTCAACCCGCTGCACGGTTCGCTCGATAAGCAGACCTATGACGAGAAGGTCAAGTCTGACTTCGATACCCCCGGCGACGCCGAATACGCCGTCGATGTCACGGCGCAGCAGGAGCGTGATCTGTGTCAGGCCGTCATGATCCTGGAAAGCCGCCTCCGCGACTTCAACCCACCGCTCGGCGCCTAGCGATCATTCAAACAGACCGGAACAGTAAAATTGAACACTGAGGAACCCCCATGGAACAGCAAATTTACGACGCCCTGACCATAGCCGCCGAGGTGGTGTGCGAAGCTAGGTGCCCAAGCAAGTGGAAAACAACCGACCCGCAGCCACACTGCGATGAGTGCCGAAAGGTCAAGGCCGCACGATCAGCCTGGATGGACCACTGCTCATATTCCGATCTGGTGGCGTCTGGTGGCTTACCGGCGGCAGAGGGTATTGAGCAACTGAAGGCTGAGTGTTTTGCTCTCGCCGCAAACCAATGCCACGCTGGTTACGGCGACGACTACGGAAACCATCGGTGCGAGAAAATCGACGGGCTGAGAGATGCCATACTCGGCTTGATAGAAGCTGTTGAGATGGACAGCGACAAGGGCGGAAAGGGCATCAGCGGATATACGGCTGCTCGCTTGAGCGACGCCCGCGCAACGCTCTCGCGGTGTTAAAAACGACGCTGTAACAATACGTGATTACGCGGGGCTTGCGTATACGCGGAATTAGCGTATGTTGTGTCTATCGAAACGGAGCAAGCAAATGTCCCTGATGAGCGCACACGGTTTCTTCCCCAACTTCAGCATCTTCGATGTTGCTGGCGCCTACGAGGCTTTCTTGGACGCCGCGATTGCCATCGAGGCAAACGACCGCCCCGCACTGCACAAGGCGTACATTGCTGCGATGAAGTCCGAAGAAGCGTACATCAAGGCAAACACCGTTTTGGTTCCCTGCGGCATGACCACCATCGGAAAGCTGCCCCCGCACATGAACCTCGTTGACTGGATCATGGAAAACACCGCCGCCATGATCCGCGGGGTCAATTCGCTGGCGGAGGCGGTATGACGCCGACACAATACAAGGCCGCTCTAAAGGCGCTGGAGCTATCCCAGGAACGCGCGGGGGATTGGCTAGGTATCGGCCGACGAACGTCTCAGGGCTACGCGCTGGGCGAGTATCCGGTGCCTGAACCTGTGGCAAAGCTATTGCGGCTTTGTGTCAAATTAAACCTGAAACCGGAGGACGTGAAATGAAGTTGGAAATTGTCTCAGATGACCGCGACCACGCCATTCTCGTTTGCGATGAGGACCACAACGATATTGCAGAGTTCTACCACAGCGACCACGCAACCGTCAGTCAGAGCTATGAGACGGCGCTGATGCTGGCGCGAAAATTGGTCGAGGCGCAAAACGCCGCACCCTCACCGTCCTGAGCAGGCAATGTCCGGTCTGGCCGGCTGTCTGAGGAGGATACCATGGAATGGTTAGGACTACTCTTCATCGCCTTCCTTGCTTGCGCGGCAATGGTCGGATTGCTGATCGTCAACTGGTAGCGGAAATATGAAACGCAACCCGTATACATGGAAAGAAAACGCAATGTGGTTTGCTCTCGGTGCGTTCGCCGTAGCTGCCGTTTGGGGCATGACATGACTCTTTATGACGGCGGCCGACTTCTCATAAGGTGGGAGGGGTGGAAATGGTTACTCAAGCCTATGTACTCAAACCGACTTGGCGCAAAAGCATTTTTGATACTTGGCTTCCAGATAGCATATCGCGATGCACCGTAGCCACACTTTCGTAGTGGCCGGCTATCCGAAAGAGTTAAACATGACTGAACCCACCAAGTATGAAGCAATACCGCGTCGCTTCTCACCAGATATGAAGCTTCGATGGTTGCCCGTCGTTGATGGGAAGATCATCGTTGGTGGCAAGTTTCCCTTTTCGGGATTTAACACGCGCAAAGAGGCTGTCGAGGCCGCCCAGAGTTTGGCCGGCTGTCCGAAACACTGAAACAGGAGACATCCAATGCAGTGCTTTGATTGCGGAAATGGTGTGGTGCCCTGCCATATGAACTGCGGACCGGCAGTCGATCTTTCAGGGCTTGATCGCTTCCTCTTGGCAGAGGAGCGAGATCTTCTGATGACGAAGGTCAACAAGATGAGCGCTCGCCAGTTCAACGAGCCCGAAGGAATGAAGATAAACGCCAGGATCGACGAGATCGATCGGGCGATGGGAAGCCCTCTGTAGCGAACGGGAGACTTAGATGCACATCATCTCTGACAAGTCGATGAAGCGCGCTGGCTACACCTATGCGCGCTCCGGTACTGGCTGGGTTGGCTATCAACAGAACTTCCAGCCTGCCGAGATCAACTGGAAGCACATTGACGGGCCGCTCCTGCACCTCACGAACGGGCAACTTCACTGGCTGACCTATTGGGAACGCATCCAGCTTTTCCTCGGTTGGACTGATGTCCACGAACTCGACGTGAAACGCAGCTAGGCCGGTCAGGCCGATAATTCGAAGGACGAAGGATGAAACAGCGCCGTGGAATTTGGTGCCCAAAGCACCCCGAAGAACAGCTAGTCAGAATCGTCATTCCGAGCGGCGAGATTGATTTGCGCTGCCCAGCGTGCACATCGGAACGAGTGGCCAAGATCGGGCTAGTCGAGGAGCGGGAGCCGCGCACCGCGGCCGGCAGTTTGGACTAGCGATCAGGCAAGGAGACGGAAAGAGCAAATGAGCGAGATGATTGAGCAGGTGGCGATGGCACTGCGGCAAGTGGATATCGCGGCTGGCGCCCATCTCCCTATGGGAGAGATGTATCGCACCGCCGCTCGCGCCGCTATCAAGGCCATGCGCGAGCCTACGCCGGCAATGCACGACGCCATTGTCGATTGCTTTAGTGCAACCGAAGCATGGCAAGCTATGATCGACGCGGCGCTTGCGAGTCCAAATGGAGTAGGCAAGTGACAGCAGACAATACAGATCCGCGCTTGATGACAGACCTTCCGGCGCGCCCGTACATTGAAGCCTGCAAAGTTTGGGGCGCGGCAATTGAGAGGCACCAAAAGCTGGGTTTCGACGGGGAGCGCCTGCCATTCAGCGTCCTGTTAGACTGTCTCAGAGTTTACGAATTTGAGCGATCCGCGGAAGGCTTGACTCGCGACGATATCGAGCGCCCGCACCCAGACGGCCGGACTTGACCGAAGATCGAGGTAGACAATGACCCAGCCTGGAACGACTTGCTTCTGGTGTAACGTAGATCCCCGCAAGGAAATGCCGAACGGGATCAGCCCGCATTCAACGTGGTGTCCGCAGTACCGGCCGCCGCCGAGCGCGAGGGAAATCAAGCGACAGTTTGACGAGATGGTGCGGAGCAAAGACGCCCCGCCGTCGCGGTCATGAGCAGAGATGGAAACATGAAACGACGCAAGACAATGCGCTGGGTTTACCCGCCTAATGAGCCGAAGAAACGGGTCAGGCGAGCCTTTGCTAAAGTCGGGCATTATTGGCCGGTCCTTAGAGCCGCAGTCGCCTACCCTGCTGACTGCCGCTGGTGGAATTACAGCGATCGGCCCGCCCCATACAAGCCAGGGGCGCAGCGTTAGCACTCGCGGTCATGGCCAAACTCCGGGCTGATGTCCCCAATATCCCGCCGTCAAGACCTAGATTAGACGGGCACCAGGCTGTAGCCTCGGAGTCTGGTCAGATCGATTTCTTCTCCTGCAACACAAGCGGCTGGTCGTCCCGCTATCCTTCTGCAGATCCCAATCTTCAGCATATCATCGATACGAGCAGCCAGCGACGGGTTTCGGTGCCCGCCGAAAAGCTCAGCACCACTCTGGGTTCCCGTCAAATCAAGCAGCTCGATTTCCTAAAGGTGGACGTGGAAGGTGCAGAGTACGATATTCTGCTCGGCGACAAGGATCTGTGGAACACCCCCATCAGCACCCTAATAGTCGAGGCTGACCGAACCCCGCGGGACGCTCGGTATTCCATGAACGATCTCGTCGAACTTCTGAAATCAAAGTTTCGATCGGTATCAATCGGCAATGGAAACTATCCGCTAATCACTTGCTGCAGCTAGAGGGTTTGGGGATGGAAACAGATTTTTGCTCAGCCTCGACTACGGCCACACCACGCCCTGATCTAAGACAAATGAGTAGTTCATCGCCCACGTATCATCGACTGGTGAGCCATCGAGCTTTGATGGCGTCAGGGTGTTGGCAAATCTGGAAGTGGAAGCTGGCAGCGTCAGACTACTGTCACCAGAGCAGGCACCCCCAACTGGGCCGCCGCCTGTGTCGCAGGTAACTCCCGCAGGGGTGATAACACGAATGCCCGCCTGACGAAGGTTGATTATACCAGCATAGTTCTGCAGCGTTCCGGCTGCATTCACAGTATTCCCAAACAACTGAAACCGCATCGGGTTCGTTGCGCCGGTATAAGCATCCGACACAGTGATGGTGATGCTAGTCACTGCACCTAAGAGCGTGCCGGTTTCCATCGCCGTCAAGTTTGAGTACGACCTGTTGGAGTATTGAAATATGGGCTTATTTGCGGGCCATGTGCTCATGTCTACGGCTTGAGCAGTGCCGGTGCAATTGGTGCAAGTAAAGTTTGCAATGGACGGCGGTAGGAATACCGTAGCGGGGCCACTCAGCGGTATTGTCGGAATTGCACTGCCGGGAAATGTTGTTGCTACATGCGTGCCGGTCGCGTCCTGCGTTACGCCAGTGATTTGGTAGAACTGCGTGGCGGGACCAGTTGAACTGCTAAAGCTGAAATAGTGGCCGGGGACATTCCATTGCTGTGCCCCAAGGGTCATCGAGCCACCACCAGACCAAGTGTAGCTGGCGAATGCCAAATTGGTGTCAAAATGGGTAGCATCGACAACAGTCAATATGAAGCTTGCAGCGCAAGTACCGGGGCAGCTTCCGAATAATCCCTGATGACCCGGCCGAAGCCCGGTAGCCCATCCTGTGGTGCTCGCGACAGTTAAACGAACGAAGCCAGAGCCGTTATTGGCAAAGCCTGTAACAGCCATGGAATCAGGAATACTGAAAACACCGCTGGCAATGTTTGGGCTGGCGAAGAAGACATTTGCGCCGGGGTCTCCCGTACCTCCTTTGAAGATTACAGACGGGCCCGTGAGTACGTTGCCAATCACGCAATTGGTGCAGGAGAAGCTGTCTGCTTCCCCATACGCCTGCGGCCCCAATTTCAAAAACGGAATAGTTGAATTTGAAATCGCTGCGCGCCGAGGAGTGCCATCTATGTTGGCTGTCGGGCTATTGTTTGGAAAGACTGTGTTTCGGACAATGAGATCAGCTGTAGAGGAACTCTGGAAAAAGATACGCTTGATCGGCGAATTATCATACGTAAGCGTCCCTATCATCTTATCAACTTCGATGATGCAATTCAGTCCGGACGTATTTACGAAAGTGGCACTCCCATTCTGTGACGGCCAGATGCATCCCGTCCCATTCATCGTTATGTCTTTGCCGTAAAACGAACGGCCCATCACGTAGAGATTTATATCGGTGGTAAGGCCATAGACTTCAGCTTCACCATCCCAGCTATCTACACTTATGGGGGCGGCGATCCCGCTGCCCACAGAGTAAATGGTAGCAGGGCCTCCTTGATCGGCCTCCGTGGCAGCGCCGCTCGAATACAACGGCCATGTTGAGAGATAGCTGTTTTGTAGAGTGGTTGCGAACGTAATTACTCCCGACCCGGAACAGCTATTCACTCCCGTTGGGGCGATTTTTATCCACTCAGACCATTGAGGATTCGGTGGGAAACCGTAAGCGCTGGAAAACGCGCCTTGCAAGTCAAACCCTGCCACCGCCACATAACCGTTGTTATGAAAGCGCGCGCATAGAGTTGCCAATGAAACCCCGGATGCCGTAGCATCAAGCGTGACAGACGAAGCACCCGCTGTGACTGACGCTGTTCGAGCGCTGCAACCGCCTGCGAAAGTAATACCCACCTGACACACGCCACCCTGCGTGGTCGTTGCCCCAAGGGCAATACTGTGTACGCCGTCACCGTTAATGGAGGAGCCGTAAGCGGTTAGGCGACCCTTCTTTAGTCCGGCTAAAACGGGAGCAAAATGCACCACGCCGGACAGGATCATGCAAGTTTTGCCGGGTGGAATATAAAGCTCAACAACCAAGCCAGCAGTCTGTGCGGTGGTCGCCCGCCCCCAAGTGTTAGCGGCTACTAAGGCAACACGATCATCTGCCACACCGTCGCATGTCGCGGGAGTGACTAAGCACGTCCCCGCATCCATCCCGGTAGCAACGCCAGTAATGACGTTACACGATGATGCAGCCGCCACTACCCCTGTGGTAGCAGTTTGAAAGATTGCGAATGCAGCGTAGCAAGCGCTCGGTATGAGTAAGGCTAAAATCGCCGCAATGAATTTCCACTTCATTATCCACCAATGATCCTGCCGCCACCGCCACCGCTTCCGCTCGGAGGCGAAATAGTGTCCCCTGCATCGAGGACTGTGCGGTTGTTAAAACTATTAGTGGCTGTGAATGTGCCCGCCCCGGCTGTGGTTATGTTAACTAATGCTCCCCAAACCATTGTAGTTGTGCCAGCCGAGAAGCTTATCGTGGCGGTATTCCCGTTGCCTAGTGAATCTCCAATTATTCCCGAAGGCGCAGCAGCTGTTCCTGTAAATGTCGATGCACCTGATATGGTGGTTGTTGTATTCACAGGAATACCGATAGTAGTCCCAGACCCAATGGTCATCGAAGCAAACGTGTTGGCACCTGTCATGCTGACTATGCCAAGGCTGGTATTGTTACTTACCGTAAATGCCCCAAAGGTCTTTCCTGCACTCAAGAAGAACCGAGTGTTAGATGTCGTTGCTGTAAACGCGATGGTTGCGTTTTGAAAAGTATCCGTCAGGCCGGTAGCGGTCGCCACAGTAAATATAGTCGAAGTGCTGCCAGTAATCGTCCACGTTCCGCTGCCCATATTGATGGTGCGCGTTACAGCGCCAGTGAAGCTTACCGAAGCGAATGTTGGACTTGGGTTGTTTGTGTTGAACGCAAGCGTTCCGTTGGTATAGCCACCTGCTGACAGAGCGCCAAATGCAATGCCGTTGATAGACGAGTCAGGAGTCGCCGTTCCGCCGCCCGAACTGGAATCGAACGTGATAGTATCGCCCGCCGCAGGGGCAGCGTTGCTGGTCTGGCATCCAGTTGCAGCCCCGCCAGTTGTAGGTGCCCAATTAGCGATGCTAGCGCTAGTCCAAGGACCTGTGCCACCAACCCAAAAGCAGTTGACCGCATAGGCGGCATCCGGCGCCAGGAACGCGATCGCGAGAAGGAAAAGGCCAAAGAGTTTGTTCATGGCGGGATTCCTTACGGCGCTTGCACGTATTTGATGCCGCCGGCGAGCGGCGTGGCTGCCGAGGTGATCAGGCAGAGATCAACGTTCGTTCCAGCCGTCTGCGCCGCCGCTACCTTGCCGCCAGCATGGAGAGCAACGCCGCCATTCGCCGCGAAGTTCGGGCCGTTCGCCGCAGTGGTGCCGCCGATCACACCAGCGGTGCCGGTGCCGCAGGTGCCGCCAGTGCCCTCGACAATGCCGATATTGTCAGCGGCCGCCGAGGTCAGGAATAGATGGCATATATACGTTTTGTTGCTGGCAGATGGGGCCACGATGCGCGTGGTGGTCGCAGTCGTTATGCTGATCGGAGCGTAGGACTGCAGATTAGCCTCGCATGGATCAATGATCGCAGAGCGAGTGCCGTCGGTTGAACGAGCGAAGGATGGGTTAGTCGCCGACAGAACCGCGTTGCCCTGTAAGATATTGGCGAAAATACCGTTGGTCGCCGAAAGCGCCGTGGCGCCCTGGAAGAGTCCAGCAGCGGCGATTCCGGTCGAACCGGAGGACTTCCATCGATCATAGGTGGTGCCGTTCCAGAGCAACGTTGCGCCGATGACTGGAGAAGCCGCGGCCGTTCCGTAGATTGTCGTCGTGATGCCATCACCAGGCGTAACCGCAGTTAGCGTGTTCGAGACCACAACGGTCGGATATCCATTGACGCTGCATTGCACAGCCGCACCTTGGCCGGTCGTCAATGTGATCGGGCTCGAGTTATAGATACATCCCGTCAGCATTGAGTTGGCCGCCGCAGTACCGGCCGCCACCGTGCCGCGCATGGTCAACAGATCAACCTGCGCGCCAGCGGAGATCGATCCGGAAGCGAGAGCGCCCGCGGCGATGGCCCCAGACGCCACCTGCCCCGAGGCAATACTAACCGCGCGGGTGCCGGTGCCGACGTTCGACGTCACCGTGCCGCTGATCGGCAGAGGCGTGCCCGAGGCGATGCCTTGCACCGAGAGGACCGCCGCATTCGACGCTCCAGCAGTGCCGTATGCCGTGGCACCAGCCGCGTTGACGAGCGCCGCGATCGGTACGCAGACGACGCTGGTGCAATCCACTCCGTTGAAAAATGTTATCGTGGTGCCGGCGGCATTCTTGCCGGTCCAGTCCGCGGCAGCCGGAGAAGCGACCAGCGCCAGCCCGACTGCAAAGAGAGCGAGTAATCTGCGCATGATCGTTTCCTTTACCAAAGAGCGGCCGTAATCGCGATATTGCTGCATTTAGAGAAATCCATCTCGCCCGTGGCCGCACCCGGGCTGCACGATGGAGGCGCAATCGCGCCGCCCGGCGTCGTCACCCCGGGACCGTTAATGCCGCCGGGACAGAACCCGCGGCCGCATTTATTGAATTGAGCATATGCGCCGACCGAGGCCAGCATGAGGGCACCCGCCAGCGCGATCCGGAGCACGTTAACTGCCCCGCTCACACGAGAATCTATCCCCGGTGCCAGAAGATATAATCGAGACCGTGCTTATCGCCGGACCATTCCCGTCTTTGTAAAACGAGCCACCGGCGGCCGTGGCCGAACCAGGTTGGAGAACATAGGAGCCCGCCCCGCAATTCGTGCCTGCGATCGTTGCCGCAACCCCGCTGATGGACATGCACATCAGATTCGCGGAATTGTTCATCACCATCAGCGTGCGGACGTTCGAACTCGTGAAGATCGTCTGCGCCGTCCCGCCCGTCGCGATCGTCCCGGAGCAGTCCGTCGCAAATGCCGCGCCGCACCACAGAATGGACGCAAGAAACGTCGCAATGAATCGCATCATTATGCCCTCGTCCGGTTTAAAAGCTCCGCGGCGACGTCTCGTGATGCGAGAACGAGGTCAACCCCGGGTCTGATTTGCGGGCTCTCTATAACAAACCCCGCGCCATCCGCATAGCTTCCGCTGAAATACAGTTTCTGGATACCGCCCGGCAACGTCTCCATCAGCGCCTTGGTGCAGGTAGCAACCGGCGCGGCAACCTGATTGAAGCTATCTTTGAGCTCACGCGTCCCCATTATCGCCCTCCGCCTTGTCATCCCAAGGCATTTTCGGCAGCGAAGGCTTGCGCGGCTTGTAGCCGCCCTCCTTCTCCCGCCCGCTAAGGCTGAATTTGCTATTGGACATCGCCGCCGCCTGGCGCATCAGCGCGCGCCGACGATCCTCGATCGGGTCATCTCGCCTGACCATCGCCCACCCTCGCGTTCAGCGCATCCACATCGGCCTGAGAGCGGCCTGTCTCGGCCGCCCATTCGGCTAAAATCTTCCTAGCCTCATCTGGGCGCATCGCCAGCACGGCCCGCTCCACGCGCGCGGCTGTTCTACTGGCGCGCTGATTCGCCCGCCAATCCAGCCCCGCCTCTTTTGCCCGCGCTCGTCGATCGTGGCGGCTCATCGGATAGGCTCCATCAGCGCCCGGGCAGTATCCCACCCCAAAACCTTTATACGCGCCCTCACCGTGGAGAATGGCAGCCCGGCCAGTTTGCATGCGTCGGTCAGCACCATTTCTTCACCGCGATATTCAACAACGATATTCGACCGCCGATTACGAGCCTGCTGATCCCGAGTTCCCCAAATGCAATTTTCTTTGCTGTAGCCCTCGCCGTTCTTGGTTCTTTCGATTGAATGCTCCATGGACGGACGCGGACCCATGTCCTCATAGAACGCCTCAAAGTCGGCCCACCGCTCACAAACGGTGATCCCCCGACCGCCGTAGCGTTCATCAGTCATATCATTGCAGCGCCCGTGCATCGCACGCCAGACGCTATACTCCGGCGAAAGTTGCCCAACGCGCGCGTGCCCATGCGTTACATGCCGCTCTTTGCGAGATTCAGCATCTAAGCAGCCGCAGGACTTGGTGTCGCCACCTCGCAAATCGCGCCCCGCAAATAACCGCTCAACGCCACAGTCGCAAACGCAAAACCAAGTGGTTTGCGACCACTTATTATTCGGGCCACGGCTCTTAACCAAGAGCCGGCCATATCTTATGCCCGCCAAATCAAGGGCGTTGCTGGTGCCTATCCTACGCACTCCAATGCGATCCTTTCCTCTTGCCCCCGGTGATCATATCACGTCTGAGGACGCGATCTGGGATTAAACCCATGGCGATTTGTTGAAAAGCGTCGGCTGGGTGATCCGCACCATTCTTCGCGGGCTGAGCCATCCACTGCATTGTGGTCTTATTCCACTGCCGGCTGTACGAATCCAGTGCTTCGACTAGGCCATCAGCGCGATCCGAACAAAACCAGCTTGACGATATCAAGCGCCGCGCAGCCTCGATAGAATCTGATTTGTCCTGCACCCGGCCGACAACCGTAAAGTTTATGCCGTGCTCCGCCGCCACCTCCCGCCGAGTCTTGGCGGTAATGCCGCTCATATTACTCCAATCACGAACCTCAATATCGTGCGGCGAATAATGGGTGCCGTAGAGCCAGCCGCGCGTGGTCGCTTTCTCTTTCACGATCCGAATGAAGTCTGAGAGTCCGGCACTTTCGCCCCGCGCGAAGTCTATAAAGCGATGCCGCACGCCATCGGTCTGAAAAAAGATAATTGCCATCGCGCCATCCATGCCGAGGTCCAACCCCGTATGGACTGGCCGCGTGGAGTCGTAGGCAATCGGGTATCCAATGCGCTTGTCGCGCCTCGCTGCATTCATTTCATTTTTGAAATAAGCACCCTCAAGCGACGCATAGAAGCATTCATCTGCGACGGACGGATGTTCAGCACGTATCTCATCGGGCCCTAAAAACTCGCGCGTTTTGACGTACCACGCCTGCTGTTCACCGTCTGTGACGATGCCGTGCTTTTCCCTAAGCTCTTCGAAATACTCTCTCATATCGCTTGGGATATGAACCAGATTGATCGGCAGCCTATTCGCGGGGTTCATGTTCCATGAGTAGAAGTGGAGTCTGAAGTCCCTTTGCGTCAGCCGCTGGCGTGAGGCCTGCAACTGCTCCCCGGCCTTCACGAGATCGAAGAACTCGCCCGAGGTGCCCTTGGCCGTCGATTCCACCCATATCTTGCCGTTTATCGGCACCGATTCGATGGTGCCCGTCTTGATTTCCTTGGCGATCAGCGGCGACTTGGCGGATATCGGCCCATACTCAGAAATATGCAGCAACTGCGGAGTATCGCCGCGATAGGACGTGCCGGCGACGATCTTGGAGCCGTTCTGCCACTTCAATTCCTCTTGATTATCAATGACGAGCGGCATCCCCTGGCGCAGCGATGCCGGCATGCGCTCATAAGCAAATTTGGCCATTGCAAGCTTGGCCTTGGCATCATCCAGCGTCTGGTCAATGATGCCGGCCGTGGTATTCGAGGCGAATATGCAGGCATCCAGCATCCGAATACTGATGAACGTCGAGAATCCTAGTTTTCGGCTTTTCAGGATGGTGTCGCGAAACCATTCCCGACCGGCATAGTGCGACTGCGCCGCGTTGAGCCGGAACGGCACCGGCAAGCCGTCGGCATTCTTGATGGCGTAGAGATTATTGAGGCGGAAAGTCCGGTCAGCCAACTGCGCTTTGGAAGCCTTCCATTCCCGGGTATCGCGGACCGCCTCGATCGCTGATGCGTCGCTCATGGCTTATCCCGTCGCGGCCTTGTCGACGAATGACATCGTGGCACCCTTGAACCACTGAAAGATATTTTCGCCTTGTAGACGGGGGGAATTCACGGAGGCGTTGCGCGCATTGGCCGCCAACGGACCGTTAGGATTGAGCTCGTATCGCACCGCCGCGCCGTCGTCGACCTCGACCACGACGAAGGTGGCGTTATCGTTCGGCTGCACTAGCGACGCAACCGGAGTGGCACCATTGAGGGTGATCGGCCCCGATGCCCATAGATATGGTTCCATGCGGACAAACTGCGAGTCTGAATTAAACGATTTCACCATCCGCTGCTCTAGCTGGACGACGCCCGAATACCCGAAAATTCGCAGATTTGGCATGGATGCCTCCGAAAATGATCGTCAACGGATAGCACAGGAACCAAACGCAAAGAAGCCCCTGCCATGGGGACAGGGGCCTCTCACACTCAGTCGGGTGCCGGAAGGAACGTGAACCCGCTGAATTACGAAGGGTTCGCAACCTTCTCATCTGGGAAATCGGACGTCGGCTTGCTCGATCCGTCGTCAGCGACGCCCTTCTGATCCGAATTGCGCGCCTTCTCATCGTCCGATTGCTTCTTGGCGTCATCCTGCGCCTTGCGCTGCGCATCCAATGCAGCCTCACGGCTGGCCTTCTCAGCATCAGGCGAGCCAGCCTGCGGAGTGCCGGCCGGTGCCAGATTGAGAGGATTCTCCTCACGCGCGGCCTTCTCCGCATTCAGAGCGTCCTGCTGCTTCTGCGCAGCCTCGCGCTCCGCATCCGTCGGCTCTTTCACGATACCCGGGCCTTGGCTGATCGGCTGACCATCGTTGCCGAGCAAGGCGTTCTGGCTCGAATCGCCCAAACCAGACTTGAGCAGATCGGCATTGTTCGCCGGCGCCTTGGCGTCCGGATCCAGAGGCACAACCTGCGAGCTCGACGGAGAGTCGGGCATGGAACCAGGCGCGCGCTGGGTGGTGCCGCCACCGCTCACAACGAAGCCACCAGCGGTTTCAATCGCAGCTGGCTGGTTCGGCTGGCCAGCATCGCCCTTGCCACGGCTGCCCGTGGGATCGGGATCAAAGGCCATATTAGGCATCAGCGGCGCGCCATCACCCCGAGCGGTGCCCGGCAGCGGATCGGGCCGCTCGCCTTCCGGATCGGTCGGGATTTCTTCCGCCTCGACCTTGGCCGGCGCAGGAGATGGCTGGAGGCCATCCAACTGACCGGAGGACGGGGAATTGGCATTGGCCGGCACCGCATCCTTGAGATCGTCGTGGGTTTCCTTGGCCGTATCCAGTGCCTCGCCCGCGCTGGTCTGCGCATCGTTGGCCTCGTCGAAGGCGTGTTGCAGGGCGTCCTTGTCCTCTTGGCTCAGTTCCTGCCGAACCGGAATGGCATCGAGCTTGGCCTGCAGATCGGCCATTTTGTCCTCTGCGTCCTTGCGCGCAGCGAGTGCGTCCGCAAGCTGCTTGTCGCGGAGCTTGTCCGCCTCTTTGTCAGCCTTGATGTAGTCCTGCTGCGCGCGGATCCTCGCAACGGTGTCGGCTACTTCCTTCGAGACGGTCATGGGTTTCCTCGCAAGAGTTAAGCGGATGAATATTAACGATTTAGCATGATGCGAGTTCGTTTAGAATAGACTACACGCGGCCGAGTACCACAAGAATGATAATTATAACTAGAACCAAGCCGAGGCCGCCGCCCAGATATGGGCCGCCGCCGTAGTATGGCCCGCGGCCACCCCAGCCAAGCCCGCCACCAAGCAATGCTAAAATCAGAATAACGATTAGGATGGTAACGAGCATGGGACGCCTCCGAGAACGAGGGCGATGCGCCGCTATAACGCCGCAATCCTATTTGGGTTCCCGTTTCTCGTCGCGGCCTTCCTGCAGCCCGGCCGCGCGCGAGGATTTAGCCGTCAGCGCCAACATGGCATCCATTTTGGAATTCGTGTTGCGCTCCAAATCGCTCATGTCCTTGCGCGTCCGCCAAGACAAGAAAGTTGTATATCCATTAAGCCCGAGCATGACCATGACAAGGATGGAAACCAGAACGGCGTCGATCATCGGCTAACCCCACAGGTGCACTACCGTAGAAATTAGCACAAATCCGCCAGCCAATAGCAACGAGGCCAACCAAGGCCATTCGCCGAACCGGGGACGGCTCAGGAGCCGGATCATAAGAAGTAGAGCCGCAGAGGTGGTTAGCGCCCCCAAAAGCAGAAAGAACATCTCGACGCCGGTGAACGGGACCATACCGTCGGACACCGCCCGCCACATCCAAACAACGGCGCGGGTCATCAGCGTGCCCATCTTCTCCAGGTATATGACCCCGGCGAGCGCGATCGCAGGCGGGAGACCGATCCATAGCGCCTTCCATACGGAAGTGTGCTTGTAGACCAGCCAATCCCAGAGATAAAATGTGAGGAATACGAGCAAGCAAAAGGTCAGGATCGAAGCGACCCCGTTGACCTGTTCAAGAATGAAGCTTGTCACGCCGGTCCCTTAACTGCCGTCGATTGAACACGTCAGTCATCAACGCCACCAAAGGGTCATCAGATTCGCGGTAGGGCTTCAAGGTCGCGGAAAGTTCCCGAATGCTGTCCGTCAATCCATCCGCAGCCCGAGCAACGCGGTCCGCGTTGTCATGGCGATGGGCGATGCCTGTTAGCTTCTCGTACAGACGCATGACCCATCCCATCACGGCCCGCCATTGGGCTTGAAAATGGTTGCCAGTTGGCCAATCAATGACTTGAGTTCGGTTATAGCCACAACGGACTTCTCCGAAACTTGTTTCAATTCCGTCTGTGAGTCTTGGCGCTCCCCCCGCTCTAACCACCAAAGAATGGCGAAAACCGGTGCAAGGATGCCACCGCCGGCCTTCACGTATTCCAAGAGTTCCGGCAGTGTCATTTAGCACCGTTCGCGCGCCCCCGCTGTATAATACAGATCACATTAAGCGTCAGGATCAAGCTGCCGCTCGATCGCGTTCCATTTGTCATCGACCCGCTTATTGAGTTCCTTGAGCGCCGCCAGTTGTTCGGCAGTCGTCGCCTTATGCTGGACGGCGGCGAGGATATTCTTGAACCCCGTGTAAGTGACCTCCGCTTGGTCAATCGCCAGAGGGGCGACAGACTGCAGCGTATCGATCACTTGATCGACCAGGCCGGAGTTGTCCTTGTGGATCAGCGGGAGGAACTTCTGCACCAAGTCGACGACGGAATTGATGGTGTTTACGATAGCCGTTGCGGTCATTGGACTGGTATCCCTGTAAATTGAGATGCAGCGGCCGGCGAGTTTTTAAGATCGTCGATCGCCTCCACCATCAGGTTGAAAACAGACGACGCGGCAGGCGTGCCATTCTCAAGATTCGCCGTCATCTGGTCGCGAGCATTGGTGCCGACCCGCACGGCTCTAACAACGATGCGGCGGGTGCCGGCCGAACAAATCGCCGGTGCCATCTGCTTGCTGATGCAGTATTCGCCGTAGTTGGCGGCCGCGTTCTTCAGGATAGTGAACGTGTTTGCCGCCGGGGTCACCACCTCAGCCGGAACAGTCGCTGTCGCGACCTTTTGCACCGTGGCTAGGGTGCTGCAGCCGCCGAGCACGAGAACGACGGCCATGGATGCGAGAATGCGTTTCAACGAAGCCTCCCTATGCTGCCTTATCGACGACTTTGACGTCATCAGTGGATTGTACCGCCGGACTCGGCACGGCATTGGCTACCTCTGGAGCGGCCACAATGCTCTCGACCTTCGGAAGTTGGATGGCCGCCTTGGCGACCGTCGCCTGATCTGCATCCGAGACGTTGGTTCCCTGTACGAGACTTGGATCCGCAGCAACCGCTTTCGACCCTTTGAGGAACTGGAGCAGCGGATTAGCGGAAAGGGCGGAATAAAGCGTCGTGGCAGCGACACTGAGCGCCGTAAGACCGGTAACGGTCTCAGCTACCCCGTGGCTAATCTGATCAAATGACGACTGAAGAGACGAAACGTCAGTGCCGCTGATGATCTTGAGCGCCGCGAGCGTGCCCAGGATCGACGCCACCGCCGTCCCCATGTGCCGGGAGACCGCTTTTACCTGATCGGCGGTAGGAAGGCTCAAAGCCATGATGCAATTCCCCTCTATGCCTCGTTGCGTGAAATTTTCCCGTCACTTTGTACGATAGGCAGACTCGAAAAGCCAATCTTGGCGGGAACCGGCACGCCAGCCGGCCACCAGAATCCTTTATTGAGGCGAGACGTCGGGAACGGGACAATCGAGGTCTGGTCTGACTGATTCCCGCCGAGCCCCATGATATTACCGCGCTGATCGCGGCCAACCACACATATTACGTGCCCCCCGCCATTTCGAAGCATCGGCGCGATAGCGCCGACTGCAGGCCCCGACAGTTTGACTGAAGGCCACTTCCCGGCGAAATCCAGTGCCCAAAGCGTCCCCGTTCCCTTCGCACCGGCCCGGGCTAGAATCAGGTTCTGTAGGAGGGCACACCAAGGGATTTCATCGTGGGTATATTCCTTGGCGATATCTCCCCCGATCTCTTTCGCCCAATCAATGATCACGCGATTGTCTTTCGACCCCGCCGCTTCCTTAGTGCCCAAAAGCTTGAGCCCTGCCTGGAGCCACAACGGTTGCGCGATCTCCTCTTTTTCGTCTTTGGCCGGAGGCGGGATCACGCCAGTAATCTCGCGGTCAATCGCTTCCGCGGTTGCGGTCCCAACCACACCGTCAACGTCGAGACCAGCACGTTTCTGAAACGCCTCCACCGCGGTATCGGTGCCATTGCCGAAATACCCGGTGCCGCTCAGTTTGTAGCCGAGCTTGGCAAGCGCGGTCTGAATTTCCTTGACCGCAGGACCGGACGAGCCGAGACGGAAATATGTGCCTTTAGGGACGAGTTGAGAAATCATGATGCGCTCCTATTGCCTTCCAAAGCAGACGACATGACCGATCGTCGGGTCCACAAAAGCCCCACCCGCCGCGTTTTCAAATCCGATATGCACAAGAGCCGTCGTCTTGGCCACGCCCGTATAAACAAAGGCCAACGGCGCGGTTCCGCCAGTTTCCGACGTGACTTGGCACATATAATTTGCGGTCGCAAAGGCCGTCGTGAAATTTATCGTATATTCCCCGACGCCAGTCCGGCTCATTGACCCGACATTGTATGAAGTGAGAATCGCGCCGGTCGACCCGGTAAAATTCACCCAAACCTTAGCCGCGCTATCGTGATCCTGCTGATGCAGCGGCGTTATCGCTACTACATTGCTCGTTGCGGCCTGCTGGTCCGCCTTCGTCGCTGCCGTAAATCCAGCGTTGGCAACCCAAGACGGCACGCCAGATGCGTTTTCCTGAAGAATATTGGTCCCGGAATTATTTCCGGCCAATGTGACCCAATTTGACCCGTTCCAATAAATAATATCTCCGGCCCGCGTCGGAGTCGGCGAAACTATGCCCCCCGTAGCATTCACCGCGGCAGCCAGCGTCGTTGCCACCGTGGTCCCAAGGCCAGAAACCGCGGTGCCGATTGGAACGCTCGCACATGTTCCCACCGCGCCGGCCGATATCGCCGAAACAAATTGATTAGTGCAGCTCGTTGTCGTGATGTTCAGATGCGTGGATGCGATTTTACCCCACGATGAAACGGTGCCGACCCCGCCAGAAATCAGCGCGTTGCCCGTTGCTACCGCAGCCAGCCGCGCCAAGGTCGTCGACGCTGACGCCTGCAAAATATCGCCGATCGCGTAAGTATTCTGCCCGGTCCCGCCGCCGACCACGCCCAGCAACTGATAGAGCGGATCAGCACCGGTGCCAGCGGACACAAATGGCAGGCCAGCCGTCGCGTTGGGCACAACGATCTGCCAACTGGCCGCGCCGCGCTCAAGAATGGCCCCTCGCGTGGAGCCCAGAGCCCGGTCCAGAATGGATGTGACGGTCTCTGCGCGCGCGGGTCGTTGTCCCGCGGTCGAGTTGCCCATGACGCCACCAGCCGGCACCTGCGACTGTGCGTAGGCTGCGCCGCACAGCGCCAGCCAGGCCACAGCGACACGTAAAATCTTCATGCTTCAACCTCATATCCGGTCCCAGCCAACTTGGGCTTGAACGTCTTGGCGTCATACGCGGAATCCATTGGATAGGACGTCATACCATCGATCGTCTCCGCGCCAGTGCGCAGAATCGATATGGCATTCACGGCAGAATTTCCTGCGATATCCTTGACCGTGAATGGCTTGTTGCCGCGCGACGCCGATGCGGCGGTCTGGATCGTCACCGCCCCACCCGTCGTGTCGACCTCAAGCAGATAATCCGTCGACAGGACCGTGTAAGGCGACTGAGCAAAAGTCACCGGAGTTGGCACAATAGCCGGAGGGGTCACTGACCCGACTGTGATTTCTCCCTGCAATTGGTCGATTGCAGCCTGCACCGTGATGGCCGTCAATGGAGCCGTCGGCGCGTATGAGACATTTCGCGCCGCGGCGACCGGATTAACTCGCAAATCTGTTTGAATGACCGACATTAGAGAATCCGCAGATAGGGGATGAGACCGATGGTATCCTGCACATTCGGGCGAACCAAACCGCTCGTATTGGCCGATGTCGCCGTGCCAGTTGAGGTTATGGTAGCAGAGACAATAATCGAGGCACCCTGCGAAAATGCCTGCCAAACCGTACCGCCCGAATTTGCGCTGAATGACGTAATGCCGTAGCCCGTCACGGGAGACGTCAAATAATTGGATGAAGGTGAAACCACACTGACCGACGACACGATGCCAGTAGGAAGTTGCGCCAGCGGTATCACCGACCCCTGCGTGCCGTTAGCGCACACCGCCCCAACCGACGTCATGGCAGTTCCGCAGCCCGTCGCTGAGCTCGTCAATCGATTAGCAGCCGACGCATTCAGCGTATCGAGCCCCGCGGCAACGCGGCCGCGCATGTCGATAATCGCGAACTGACCACCTGGACACGCACCGCTCGCTGGCGATCCCTGCTGTACCCAATAGGCCGCATAGGTGGTTGTCGAAATGCACTGTCCGGATGGAGCGACGAAGTTGCTGCTGGGAGCAGTCGGCGACGTCGACCAGAGGATTGCGCCGAGAGGCGTGCCGGTGTTCCCATAACCCGCCTCGAGCAACCACGCGCTATTCGCTACGCTAAATGCCACCCGATAGGGAGAGCCGACCAAGAGCGTTCCAGAACCAACCACCGAGCCATTCAGCCAGAGCGGATACGTGTTGCCGCCGTCTACCTGCAATGTTGGAGAAGCACCATTCGTCGCATGCGCGATGAACGAGAGCATTTGGCCATTGGCTGGCGTGGTGTTCACGCCCTCGGACGTCGCCAAGGTGTAAGCGGTCGACGTGCCAGCCGTTGTATTCGTCGCGCTCACGTCATTGCGCCAAGCCGCCAAAACTGCCATCATGGCTCTGGCGCTGTCATTCACAGCAGACGGGGCCATTCCTTCAGCCCAGTTAATGCTTGGATCCGCCGTAGCATTGGTCGATGCCGTCGTGCTCCAACTCCAAATGGCAGCGCCAGCGGGACCAGCGCCAGCGGCCACCATGAGCAGGATCAGAAATTTAACGATCTCTTTTTTCATTTTCCGCCTCGTGCAAATTCACCGCGAATTTTCAGCGCCGCAGCCACATAGGCGCGGTGAGCTTCCTGCATCGTATCAAAGATACCCAAGTGGATGCCTTTCTTATCCACCGTAATGCGGGATACCCATCTCCCGGTGTGGTGGAGATACGCTCCTTTCAGCCCACTCTTGCACCATCCCGGCTTATTCGTTTGGTTTTGGGCTTGGGTCGCCTCTCTTAAGTTGACCCACCTATTATTGATGCCGTCTAAATCTTCGTGATCAATCTGCGCTATAGGGTCTCGGCCGGTCACCATTTTCCAGATCAGCCGATGCAATCGGTATTTCACCCCATGGAAGGACGCATAGAGATAGCCCTTCCCGCTGTCACTCCCTACTACGTCACCAATATTTGCCCCCTTTCTCTTGATCAAATTTCTCACGATCCCCGTATCTGGATCATAGGAAAAATACTTCAACAGAATTAACTGAGAAGGTAGGACGTATCGATTTCTTTTCATTTCCCGTCCTCGAATGAATCGAACATCATCTGTTTGGCAGCATACACCATCTCGTCGAGGAGTTCATGCGTGGCGCGGTGCTGATCGACCATGCAGCAGTTTCCGGAATTTCCTTCGTGGTCACAGGTTATGAGCGCCATCGCGATCATATCGCCAGCCTCGATCTCATCTGCGGCGCGCCGGAGCTCGTCAGCGAACTTCCGGGTATCCACGTTGGTGATTTCGGTCATGCGAGCCCATAAGCCTTGGCCAGCGCCGCGGCGATCTGTTGGCTTTGCCCGGCCATCGGCTGGGGCATCTGGATATTTTGCAACGGCGCATATTCAACCGCCTTTGCTGCCGCCGCCTGCCCGCCTTGGACCGGACCGCTCAGAGAGGACGCCAGTTTGTCGAGGGCGGATGGTGCCGGCGCGCCAGGGCCGGCCGTTGGCACCTCTGAAACCGTCGACGTCGGATTGATCGGGCTCACGGGATCTGAGGGAATCGCCTTGGCCGCCAAAGCCCCCACCGGCGCGTCGACGCCGAGCAGCTTGGCCGCATTCCCCATGTGGCCGGTCATCTGGGAGTTAACCTTATCGGCGACCGTACCGGGGGCACCGCCGTTCGCGGCGTCGCTGCGATTGTAGAGCCCGGGCGATCCGGCGTTGATCGTGGAATAGATATCCATCAGACCCATTCCAGGCTTTACGCCGCGGTCGCGCAGGAAATTCTCTACCGCCTGCATCTGCTCCGGCGCGGTCTGGCCTTCCTTCACGCCGTATTTCGCGCGCTCTTCGGGGCCGAATTGGATCAGACCTAGATAATTGCTGTCCTTGCCGCCCCACTTATTGGGATTCCACGTCCCGCCAGTTTCATAGGAAAGAGCCGTTCCTATATGCAAGGGATCAACGCCGAGCCGCTTCGCGGACGCTATGATGGCCGAAGCAAGTTCCGGGTTCATCTGGGAGGCCATCGTGCTGATAATCCTGCTTTTCGCCGTCCTGCTTGCCGTGAAACTCGCCGCCACTGGCCTTGTACATCAACTTGGCCCGATTGCCGCCCTTTTCGTCATCGCCGCTTGCATCGCGATCGCCTACCGAATCGAACCTAGCACCCCCGGCAAATACTAGGCGGAGCAGGCTCCGCCGGCGGCAACGGGGGTCTGCAATCCATCGCCCCGTTAATACGCCGACAGTTTTCCTGACCGGGGTCTAGTGGAAAGGGCTTCCGCGGCCGCCCTGCAGGATGAACCCGAAGTCATTCCAACCGAGCAGGAAAAGCAGCACGAACAGCAAAATCGTATTGCCGTGCCATCCATAGGCCCAACCCACTCCATTGCGGTACCAGACAATCCCAAAGATCAGCCACAAGACCATCAGCATCCAGAACAATAAACCGATCGGCATAGGACTCTCCTATCGTTGTGAAGCCGGAATGGCCGGTGCCAGCAACATCGGCAACCGGCTCGATTGAACCGTCCGCTTGGGTTGCGCGCCGAAGAATAGCCGAGTCGCTTCCTTCGCCGCACGCGCGTCCTTGAGCGCTCCAGCGCCCTTCTGCACCATATGGCCGACAATCGCCCCGGGCAGGCCGTGCGCGCCGTATCCGAGCATGGCCCCCAGGTGATCCAGCGACTTGCGCGCGATCCGGGCACCGATCGTGGCGCTCCCCGATGGGTTCGTTGTGCCCTTCGCCGGGATCATCCGCTTATAGACGCCAGCGAGCTTGGCTATTTCAGCCCGCTCCTGCGCGGTGAACAGGATGGTCGACAGCCCCTTGCCGCTCTCGTTGAGGAATTCATGGAGCCGCTGCGATAGCGCCTGCGCCTCGAACGGAATCTTGCCCTCGCCGGCGTTGACGAGCTTTTCCCACATGCCCTGCCGAACCGCGGTCCAACTCTCCGGCGTCAGGTTCTGCTTGAGATGGGCAGCCAGGCGCTGCGACACGCCCTTGTCGCCCTTGCCGGTGCGGGAATAGAGCATGTCCGCCACCTCAATAGGCGAGGCCGGCAGATGGCCGTCCGTGCCCGCGATCCGCGCCACAGCCTTTTCCAGATCGTTCGAGGGCCGCCCCGACGGTTCGGCCGCCCGTAGGTTCCGGGAATAAGCCGACATTGACGTGCGCTCCTCAGCCGTCATTGCACCCTTGGCAAGGCTCGTCTGCAGGAAATTGTCGATGCGCCCCGCGCGCTTCGCCATGGATAGTTCCGGATCATCCACATATTTGAACAGCCCCGACTTCCATTGCGCAAATTCCTCCGGGCTAAGTATTTTCTTGAGCCGCAGCGCGACCTTGACCGAATTGCCAGTGCCGGGATTGCCCTTAGGACCATACGACAGCGCCTGAATCTGCTCTGGCGTCGCTGCAGTATCGGAATATCGGCCCAGTATCTTCTCGATCGCGCGGCCGATTTCATCGCCAGGCTTGGCCGAATACGTCTCCTTATATTCCGCATGCGACTTTCGCGCCGCCTCTTGGAGTTCCTTCGCCAATTTGGCATCGCCGGAAAACCTACCCGCTGCCATCGCATCGGAAATAGAGTTGTCGAATTCGTGCAGAATGCGCCCCATCGCCCGCAAATCGGAGGAGTCGCCCTGCATCACTGCCTTGCGCTTGGCATCCTTATAGAGCGTCACCAGCTGCTTGCGCGCGTCATCCATCGTCCGTAGATCAACCGGCTTTGCCTCTGCCGCGGCAGGAACCGTCGCCGCCCGATCGCCCGGGAAGTCAGAGGCGGCCGCGCGCGCCCCGCCCGCCGCATCTTCCTGCTCCAACTGCCGGAACGCCGTCTCGACCGCATCATCCGCCGCCATGCCCTCCTCGCGCATGATCGCCGTCGCACGCGCTTTGACGTCCGGACCAAGCCCACCATGGCCAGCAGCCGCCAAATCATCCTCAAAGCCGCGGTTGATCTGCTCATTCGCGGCACTCTCGCGTGTGCCAGTGGCCGCGGTCTCCCGCTTGCCCTTAAAACCCTCAAACCCGGCCGGATATTTCTTCTGACCGCGCAACTCCGCGTCGATCGCATCCAGAAATTGGGCTGGCGTCGACGTCCCATCGTGCGAACCGTGCAGATAGCCGGCCTCCTCCGCCGCCTCGCGCATGCGATCGATATCCGAACCATTCTTCCGAACGACGCCGAAAAATCCCTTCTGGCCCGGGATCTGCGCGCGATGACTCTGGTTGAGGCCGATCGCATCGAGTTCGCCATGGGGGCTTAGGCCGCCCTTGGAAGCGATGAACTCGATCAGGCTCAGAGGAGGAGGCGCATTCTGCTTGGCATAGGCATCCGCAACACTATCGCCGAACTTCGCCCGCAGTGCAGCAACGGTTTCATCCTCCGTTGCCTTCTCCGGCAATCCGACCGCGGCACGCGCCGGTCCGGGCTGCTCAAGCTTTTTGATCGCGGCATCGGCGAACAGCCCGCTATCCCGCCCCACCGTCTGATCAATGATCTTCAGAGCCCTGTTTGCGACGCCCTCATTCACCGGATCGACGTGTATCCGCTCCTCCGCCGGCCCGGTATTCAGCCGCGCCCGGATATCTTCCGCCAAGCCGCGCGGTACCGACGGATCAAATTCGCCCGGAACCTCATCGCGCGCCTTATATGCCTGTTTAGTCCGCTCTACCGACGCAGCGCGCCGCGCGGCGACGGCGGCCCCGGTTTTCTCCGCCGCATCAAACGGAGAGACCGGAGCCGCGCCCCCACCAAGGCCGCGAGCCAGGGTTTCCCCCTCTGCCCCGACCCGGGAGACCGCAGACGCCTCAGCGGCCGCTCGAGCCGCCTCCTGCGCCGCTAGTTCGGATTGTACGAGTTGCCCAGCCGCCTGCGGTGCCGTGCGCGGCGACGCGCCAGATGGGTCCAACGAGGCCGCGATGCCAGACGTCGCCTCCTCAAGCGCCTTCTTGGCCTCCTCATCCGCTTGCCGGGCGATAGCCTCCGCCGACGAGCCGCGCGCGCCGCGGCGCATGATTTCCTCCTCCGCCTGCGCGGTCGGATCAGCCATCGCCTGCCCGGTGGTCAGCGGCACATCGACGCCTGCAACTTTTTCAACGTTTTGTGCAACAACAGGCGGAGGATTGCGCCAATCCCGCACTCCCTGCACCACTTTACCCACCCCGCGCGCGACCAGTGGAGCCGCAGCACCCGCCGCGCCAGCGATCGCAGCCGGGGCCACGATATTCTCGCCGCGCACCGCGGCATCAGCAGCTGCGAGCGCCGCATTCGACGCCGCGCCGCGCATGACCATCTGGGGCAGTGGTCCTGTCAGGCCGAACGCCGCCGGCGCGGCCATCATGGCCGGGATGGTGCCAGCAACCCCGCCCGTGATCTTGGCCGCGGTATCGACTATCGGGTGCTGCTCCTCGAAACGCTTATCCATGCCCTCTTGGATTGCCAGCGCCTCTTTCCGCCGCTCCGCGAACGTCTTGCCCTTGAGTTGGTCCTTTTCCTCGAACAGCGGGTTGAGCACCGGTGCCAGCGCGGCATTCGTCGCCGCATCCATCTGGTTCAGAACGCCACCCACGATCGGAACGCCCGTGGCAGCCGAGCGCGCCACCTGATTGACGGTCACCGGATCGGGCCTAGCCTCCCCGCCCCCGTAATGCTTGGTCATCGCCTCCGAAATGACAGCCGAATCCGTGCCGTCGGGAAAGGCAAAACTAGAACCGTCCGGGCCCTTTACGGAAATGGTCATTCAGGCACCAAAGCCCCGTTCTTCCAGACATAGTTCCCCGGCTTGACCGGCGCGGCCGGTGCCGACGATGGCTTGCTGCCCTCGATCATGCGCTGGAACGCCTGCGCTGCTTTCGGATTGAGCAATTCCAGTGGATCCTTCGTGGTGCCCATGCCGCGGTTATATTCGTCGCCGATCGAGACAATACGGCTATTGAGCAATTCTGCCGCCGCGCGCACCGCCGCCTTGAGCGCCACCGGCGAATCAGCCGCGTTGATCGCATTTTCCCACTGGATGATATCATGCACATTGCCACCCGAGCCGCGGAACGCCCGCGTGAGCTCGTCAGCCACGGCAGTCCGCGCGGTCTGGAATTCCTTGAGGCCCTTCTGATATTTGGGGTCAAACTGCTCCGCGACCGGGTTGGCGATATATTTATTCCAAGCCGGGAATCCGCTGTTGTTCAGATTGTCGATCGACTTATCCAGCGATCCGAGATGACCGATCGCCGTATTGAACGCCGTCAGGTTATCCGCACCCTTGCCCTTGGTGAATTTCGTGCGGGTTTCCGACCGCGCCTTGTAATTCACGGCATCGAACGCCGGATCGGCCTCGTGAACCGCGGCGCGGATCTTCGCCGCATCCGTCGCGCGCGACATCGCCGGGTAGGGCTCGCGGCCCTCGATAATCGCCTGCACCCGGTTTTTCTGGTCCGGCGTCAGATCAATCCCGCCGCCCTCGCCTGCGGCCATCTTCGCCTCAGCCGCAGTATTCCCCGGCACATCTTTGAAAGTTCCATCGTTCGCATTGAATATCTGGAACACCTTCCGCTTGCCGCCATACTGATCCTCGACCTCCTTGGTCTGGACGACGGAAAACTTATCCTTGCCCATATACTGGCCGAGCAAGGCCTTCAGCGTTTCCGGACCGCCAGCGATGGCCGCCTGTATTTCCGGAGCCGACGCCCCCTTGGACTGCAATAGACGCGCCGTGGCGTTGCCCTGCTGCGCCTGCAAAGCCTGCGCCTCGCGCTTGGCCATCATCGCCGCCGGAATGCTGTTATCGCCCTGCAAGGCCGCGCCAGCGGCCAGAAGCGCTGGCGCCATACCCTTCGCTCCATCGCTCAACCGGCTCATGAACGACGGTTCGGCCGGAGGAGGCGCGGCAATGCTCATCGGAGCGGGCGGCGGGGCCACCGGCGGACCGGACGGAGCCGGCGCGGAGCCAGCCTCTCCGCCGCGCGCCGCCGCGCTCACATCGGTCGACACAGGCCGCGGTCGCGGCGTGGGGATAGCGCCAGGCGGCAGCGGTTCGGGCTCAGATTGTGGGGCATTGGCCGTCATGCTCTTGGCCAGAGCGAACGACGGCGGCACCATGCCGAACGGAGACCCATCAGCGCCCGGCTGCGGCTGCTGGAGCGTCGTCGGGACCGCGGCCGCGAGCGCCGACATCGGATTGTCACCGAACTGCGGACCGCCGCCGATCGGCGCGCGCGTCATGCCGGCAACGTTGCGCCGATCAGCCCCAGCGTTATCCCGCGCGTTCTGCGCCTCGATCTGCGCCCATATTTCTTCGCCCGTCGGCGGCCCCTTCACATCGGGGAACGGCGACGCAGAGGAGGGAGGCGCGAACATCGGAGGCTGCGCGCCGCCCTGGAGTTGGGCCAGAAGGTCGTCGAGCCATGCCATTTAAGCCGCCTCCCGCAGCGCACCGACCGGTCCGCCCATGCCGCGCGCGCGCTTCGTGGCGCGGTCGTAATCCACCATGAGGAAGCCGGACGAATGCTTGCCGACCGCCTCCGGCTCATGTTCGAGCACTTCCTGCGCCATGAGACCAAGCCGCGGCACCGGATCGCCTTTGTAGCGATATTTCCAAACGGTCTGTCCATCGTTCAACTTGCCGACCGGGGCAGCATCCTCTTTCAGATTGGCATCCGAGAACGCCATCAGCGAACTCAGAGCGCCCATGCCCTTGCCGGCGAGGCCAAAGCCCGAGTTGATCGAATCCAACCACGATGGAGTCGACGTTTGCGTGGACTGGCCACTGCCGCTCGACGTTGTGCCGAGGCCAGCCAACGAAACCGACGGCTGGAGAAGTTGCGCCAAGTTCTGGTAGGGCTGCGAATAGGCAGCATTGGCCGCACCGAGTTGTGCCGCCGCCGGCGCGGCATAGAGCCCCGGCAGCGAGCTCGCGCCCTGCAAGCCTGCCAGCATGTTCGTAAAGTCCGACTGCCGCAGGTTTGTGATACCCGAAGCCGTCGATCCGGCACCCGAAAACAGCGCGTTGTTAGCGCCCGCCATATTCGAGTAATTCTGGTTGTACTGGTTGGCGATCGTCGGTGCCGTGCCCTGCGTAATGCCGCGCGCGGCCGAGCCAGCAAACGAGCCCGCCCCCGACGGATCGCGGCCCGAGCCGGCATAGACGCCCTTGACCCGGTTCAGCGCGTCATCCGTCGCCGTCTTGAGTGCATCCGAGAAGCCGGGCGTATCATACGGATTGAGGTTTGCACCGCTCGCCGTCGCGCCCAGGTTCGACTTGAGATCACCATAGGCGCCCTGCAGCATGCCCACCTGCGGCGAACTATCTGACGAGAACAGTTTGGATATCGCGTCCGCGCCGCTCGCTCCAAAGTTCGGCAGATTCGATAGCGACGATTTCAGCCCCGCCAGCGCATCCGATTGATCGCCAGTGACGCCCGTACTCATTCCGCCATACTGGCCGAGCAATTGGTTCACCAGCGGCAGCGCGGGTGCCCACGGCTGGCTCTGGCTTTGCTGCGTCTGTTGCGTCTCTTTGCTGCTGCTGCTCATGTCAAAGCCTTCTCAAGTCGGACGCTGCGAACGCTGTAGCCCTCCAACACCTTCCGCCAGGCTTCGCGGCCTTCCAAAACGACCTTAACACAGCCCTCAACGCGCGCATATTCCTCGATCTTGACGTGGAAACGAGACCAATCGCGCATCCGATCGCCGCCGCATTGGCACATCCAGCACACCAGCCCCGACCGCTGCTTGACGAGTTGCGTGGTCATGGCTGCGATGATGATGCCATTCGCTTCCTCGATCGCGACCCAAAGCAGCATCCGACCACTGCCGATTCGGTCCAGAATATCCTCCGGCATTACCTCGTCGCAGGCCGATAGCCCGGCGTCGATCATATCGCGCACTCTTGGCCAAATTCCAACCGCAGTGCCCGGCTCGACCGCTTCCACAATGACGGCCATCAACCACCTGTCACGGTGTAGAAGAAGCGCCGGACCGTCGCGCTCGCAGAATGCACAATGACGAAAGAACCCTGATCCACCTGCGTCTCGTCGACATAGCACGTACCAGCACCATATTCCGTCGCCGCACCAGCGTTCGCGGGCGTCAGGAGCGGGAAGCAGTCTTTCGAGCAGTTCGGATGACTGACGACCGTGGACGTAGCTGGGCCCGCCGCCAACTGCACCACGCCGCCCGCATAATGGCGCCCGTTATTCAATTGAATGACCGAATCGACCATCCGCCGCCAGCCGGCGATATTGAACCCGAGATCAAAGGGGATTTGGAGGGCCATTTATAAGCCTCTTCCCGTCAACCAACCCCAACTCTTACCGGTTCGGATATCGTCGACTGTCGCACGCGAAACGCCGTAATCGACCGCAACAAACCTGCGAGCACGCGAATCCCCAAGGATCGCATGCACCTTTTCTTCCGACAGGACATTACTCGGATGGCCCTCGCCCCGAGCCCGCCGCCCTTTCCGAGCGCTATCGGCGGCGTTATCTCCATGCGTTCCGAGGAAAAAATGGCTAGGTTCAATGCATGCGCGATTGTCGCAGGTGTGACAGACACACATCCCGGGAGGAATCGGCCCAATATTTTCGCGGTAGGAAACTTTGTGAGACGTCGTATTTACTCGCCCCGACCCAGCTAAAGTTAGTTGGCCATAACCATACCGATCCAAATGGAATCGCCCAATCAGACATCCGTCATCTTGCCGTACCGCACCCAACAGTAAATGACATTTAGCCGAGCAGAATTTGGCTGAACCGCTGGTTGGGACAAAAGACTGCCCGCAATGGGCGCACGATTTCGGCGAGAAAACGCAATCCTCGAATTTCCACGGCATTACATATCTCCTGCCTGCTGAACGTTAGGGCGAATTGCCCTAGCATACCTCCAAGTGGAACCAGCAGGAATACGTAATCTCGCCTTACAGAACCTCGCCTCAATCTGAGCCGGACAATCGCCTTCCGTGTTCACGAGCGTTTCCGCCGTATAGGAAACCACGTCCATCGGCCGCATCCGATAGCCGACCGAGCACATCGCATCCTGAGAATCCGTCATCGGTGCCAATCCGGCAATAAACACCAGCGGCCCATCCGCATCCTGCTCCGCCGTCTCAAGGATGGCCTCGATATTCGGTCCGGTGAAAAACCCGAGGATATTCGTGGGGCCAAAGGCCGCGAGCGCCGCGACCGCCGACGTCGAGATGCTGTCCAGCGAGAACGGAAGATCATCCAGCGAACCGCCGATCCGTCCGCCGCTCACCCACGCGGCACCGAAGGTCGACCCGGTCAACTCGATATGCGTGGCGTCGATGATGATGGGAACCCACTGCCCGTTCATATAGGCCGGGTTTATTCCCTGCACATTGATGAAATTCTGCCCGGAAATCGAGAAAAAGGCATTCGTGATCGCATCCAGCGTCAGCCGCACGCGCCCCGCCGTACCAGCCGCGGCACCGAGCACCGTCAGCCCGCCAGGCGCGATAAAGTCCAGCGCCTCGAGCGTCAGCCCCGGGCGCGCCAGATATCCGAGGAACTGCCCCGACATCGGAGTAATCGACCATGGCCGTTCCTTTATCGACCAATCGAACCAGAGTATTTTATCGAACAGACCCGCGTTGCCCGCCTGCGATTTATACGCCCAGCCGACGCGCGTGGCCTGCGGATCGGCGACGCCAATGACAAGTTGCAGGTTATTCCGGTCCACATCCTCGAAAAAGAACCGGTCGACGTACTCTTTACCGATCGCGACCGGCTCCCCGCCGGCGACAATAACCTTGAACCCCTGCGCAGACAGGAAAAACGTCCGCGTCCCGGCGTTCACCACGGAATATTCCGCGAAGAGAGTATCCTGCGTCGATATACGCGCGATCTGGAACGTCACCGGAGAACCCGGCGCATACGTCAGGCTGCGAATAGCCTCGTCCTGAAACACCACTCCATAGGCGTCGCCGCCCGAGAGCGCATGGCACACGCCACCGTCCGGGAAGTCCTGAAAATCCGCCAGACCGACGCCGGCCGTCCATGTCTCCGGCGCGTCCAGGTCCGACCACTGCGCGCGGCGCGGGTTCGACAGGAGTTCCGTCAGCACCACAATCCGGTTGACGATCGCAATCTGCCCCGCCTGCGGAGGCGATCCGCCGAGATCCACAAACGTCGGACCAGCCGTGAGGACATACTTTTGCGGAACCGTATTAATCTGCGCCGCGAGCACGAATTCGTTGAACTGCGCAAACCGCCAATTCTTGTTGGTGACGAGGCCACCATAGGCCACCCCGCCCTTGCTCACGTCGACCCAAAGGAACGTCGTATTATCGAGCAGATAAAGCCGATCGACCGTCCCGGCGAACACCGCGATCGATCCGTCCGAGCGCCGCGCGAAGAAGAAGCCGCGGCAGGCGGCCGGCAGCGCCTGCGTAAACCCCACGAAATCCTTGAACGGACCATAGCCGTCGCCGCGCGGAATAACGCCGCTGATCAGCGTGGAACTGCCAGTGCCTAGCTCGGTCAGATCGGGGCGGAATGCGGGGAATTCTGCGACCGGCATGGTCTAAAACTGCATTGCGCGGACCCGGCTTGTCCCGCGGATTTTCGAAGCCTCCGATTTCAGCATCCGATAGGCCATATCCGCCGCCCCATTACTACCGGGAACCGGGCTCATCCGCGCCATCATCTTCTCGTCGCGCGTTACCTGCGCCGCAATCTCGAACTTGGCACGAGAACGAATCAGCATTTCTGCCTCATTCATCCAGACATTGGTCGTAATAGCACCGTCCGCAGGGCCCGGCCCGGCGAACTGCAAATAGCCGCCGATCGTCAGTTGATAAACCTGCGCCGGCGGGTTCGGATAGATGATGATCGATTGGCCGTCCCACGCCCAAGTCTGCGGCGGGCCCGCCTCCTGCCCGGTCTGGAGCGCGAGATAGACGTTTTCAGGCGTCTCCCGCAGCATCTTCTCGACCGTAGTTCCGAGGATATAATTGATATAATCGATATCGAACAGCAGCGGGATATTCGGATCATCCGTGCCGTCGTAATAGAATTTCCCCTGTTGAGTATTCAGGGTGAACGGCGTCCGCGGCGTCAGTTCGTTGAACCGGAACCGCTCTTTCTGGTAAATCTCGATCGCGTTGTTAATATAGCGGAGGATGGTCCCGTTCGCGGCCAAATCTGACCGCGCGCCGAGCTCATAGGTGATCGCTATCACCATCGCATCGCGGGAATTCCCGGTGGCCATTATTCACCACCAGTCTAGCCGCCGAGGACGGAATACCAGATAGAGCCGCCCGGGCTGCAAAGGAAGCCAACCGTCTTGTTCGCCGCCACCGCATAGGCCGAGTTCACGGTCAAGGCGTTGATGAATTCACCGGTCTGCGGGAATACGTTCATCGAATCGGCGGAGTCCGCGTTCGTCACCCAGAGCATGAGCCCCGTGGTGTTCCCCGAAATCACGCCGGACGGCATCGGACCGGTGTTGCTGGGACCCGAATGGCATGACGGGAGCTTGACGCTATCATTCGCGCTAGCCACGACCGTGACCCGATTATAGCCGGAATCCAGCAACGTCGCGCTGGTCTGCCCGCCGCCCGCAAAGGCGGTGATCGTATCCGTAACCGACTGCCGGATATAGCCGACCTTGATGACGGAAAATTCCCCGCTGGAGTCCGTGCCGGAGATATTCACCGCCTGCGCGACGCCAAAGATGGCCGCCAACGTGATGATTGAGAGAAGCAAGCGCTTCAGCATGGCAAAACCCCGTTGTGGATTGAAACGAGCGGAAGGGCCCCAAAGGGCCCCGCCAGATGTCAGAGACCCATGCAGACGTAATTGAACTTGTTGCCGGTCTGCGAAGCCTGCACGACGGTGATCGCGGTCGCCGTGACGGTATAGGCCGGGGTCGACGTAGCCGGTGCCACCTGATGCGTCACGACGCACGCAGGGACCGCGCTCTTGGCCGAGTTGAACGTGACAACGCAGCCGGTAGCTGTGGTACCGGTGGTGACCGTGCCGGCCATGTCATTGCCGACAATGGTCGGGGAGCCAGTGCCGCAGCCGGTAAGCACCGGTGCCGTAGTGGAGCCAAGGCCGATGCCGTCAACTGACGACTGATAGACCGCGAACGACAGCCCCGCCGACGCGACAAGCGCCAGAGCCGCCGATGCCAGTTTCGTCCAGAAGTTCTTCATATCCGAGTTCCCTTATCTAAAAGCGACAGCGACGAATTGAGGTGGACGGCCGTTAGGTCGTCCAGCCGCCTTCGAACTCGATCACGATGATCGCCTGGCCGGTCGTGGCCGCCGTGCCGGATTGGGTATACATGGCATAGGGCAGAACATCGCCCGCTGCCGTCAGAGCCCGCCCGAGCGCGCGCGTCACGTCATAGACACCCGCAACTGCCTCGTTCACGTCCGCCGCGGCCACGATGTTATTGTACGTCGCGCCGACCGTGCCGACCGTCAGGACGTTGGTCGTCACCGCGTTGAATACCGCCACGATCTCGACCAGCACCCGCAGGATGAACGCATTCTGCGGCAGCGGATTGTCGAACGGAATACCCGTTCCAACGCCCGGGTCATTGAAATTGACCGTCTTTTTCAGCGTGTTGGCGACTTGACGCGGATCTTGCCGCGCATTGGTTCCCAGAACACCGGTAGTCATATCGGATTCTCCTCTGTGCTCTGAGCGTTAGAACGTGGAGGCTGCGGCGTAGGTCGAAACGACCACCGTGCCGTAGTCTACCGCATTGTAACGGGTCTTTTTCAGACCGTGGATGGTGAGGGCGGATATTTCGAGCCGGCGCTTGTGGTCGAAAAGCTCCTCGTTCCAGGTCAGTTTGGTGGGGCCGTTGTCCTGGCCGAAACCCATCATCGCCGCCTGCGCACCGAGCAGAACCGCCCGCTTGACGGTCGGGACGTCCGCGCCGGCCGCCGAGACGCCGTTCGTGACGTCGAAGGCCTGGCGGAGGATCACGCCGTTATAGATGCCGATGGCACCCGAGAAAATCGGGTTGCCGGTCTGGCGGAGGCCCATATAGGCCATCTTCTGCAGATCCTGCCACTGCCCCGTCGAGGTATTCCGGCGCATCGCCGTCACCTGATAGGGATGTAGGTACATGCAGAACATGTCCTCGAGCGTGTTGTTGAAGTCGGAGCGCCCGCCTTCACGCATCGAGGTGCCCTTGTACTGGATCGGGCGAATCATCGGCGACGCCGTGATCGCCAGTTCCTTCGCCGCGTCGATCAGACCCAGCGTGAACGTATCCGCCGAGGTCAGAAGGTCGTCCGAGGCGCGCCCAGACTGCCGGATAACGCGCGTTGCCGACGGCGCCGTGACGGCGTTCAGGCCGGTGTATCGCACGTCGGTCTGCGGCGTATATCCGCACACCTGATTGAAGAACTCGACCGAATAGCGCTTGGCGTACCAGTCGCGCAGCCGGCCCTTGGCCGTATCGCGCAGATCCCACGGAATACGCTGCTGATCGATCGTGCGGCGCGACTTGACGCCGACCACGCCCATGAGCTCGTTGATCACGAGCGCATCGGAATAGGTGGTCAAAGCCTCGCCGTTGCCTTCCGCGAGTTGGTTTTCGGTGAAACCAGCCTGCGCAAGCTGCATGACGATGGCATAGGTGATCTGGTCACCCGGGCCCTTCGATAGCGCGTTCTGCAGGTGGATGACGGAATTCTCGTCGGAGCCGATCAAAGGACGGATCGCGGTATACTTGAGCGCTTCCGTTTCGAGGACTCGCGCCCAGAGTTTTACCGCAAGGGCGTCATTTTGCGGGAAGTTGGTAGTGGACATGAGGCACCCTGCGAATCGAGGGCCGCGCTAACGGCCACTCAGGTTTCGAGCTTTTGCGGGATGCACCGGTTTATGTCGTCCAGGAGCAGGACAGAGCCTCAGCAATGCGAGGCCGCCATTCGGGCATTTACGATACGCCCGGAAACCTAAAATGCCGGAGCCTTGTTTCCCTACCTATATGGAGGGCGCCCGCTCCTCAGTGGGCAATTCACATATAGCGGCGCAATATTATTCCGTCAATACTTCTCGCGGAGTTGGGCCTTTAACTCAATCTTCTCGCGCTTGAGGCGTTTCAGACTTTTGCGAAGCTTGTGCACACTCGGACGAACTGCGCGCATGAGATCGCCGTTCCTAGCATCGCATGCGCTATTATGTATTTTAACCACTCGCCGATATTCCTCCCCGACGATCGTCATGGTTTTGCGCAATTCTATAAGGCGCGCCTCATCGAGTTCGCGACGCCCCGGCCCACTGACGTACCACCACACCGTGCCGCGACCGCTCCCCTTCGTGGAATGGCTGCCAGTTCTTTCGTGAAGATGGATCAAATCGGCGCTTTTCTTAAACATAACCGTCTCCGAAAAAAACCGACCCATTTCGGGGCCGGTCCAAGTTTTGGGAGGATACTTGGGGTGAACCAAGTCTAAGCCTTGTGCGCCCCTTCCACGCCGCGGTCAATGCGCGATCGCGTGCGATGCTGTAACCAGTGCATCGCCTCCTCCAGTTTCGTCACCGCCAGCGCATTCTCGCGGCAAGCGAACTTTCCAGCCTGAAACGAGCGTAGTCGATCAATCACGATCGCCAGCAGTGCCTCTTGTGTAACGCCATTGACGCCATTCTCGGGAATGGTGCCGTTCTGGAAAATAACCGGCAGCCCATAAGAGCCATCGATTCCTTTCCCGGAGGGGTTAGTGGCGAGATCAAACCCGCTGATAATATACCGATGGTTAGCGCCACCGGCGCCCGGCTCGTCCGTAACCTCGATTTTCAACTTCTCGTTCGCGGGATTGATCGCAAAGCCTGTTATCTCACGCATTAGTCTTACCTCATATTGAGGGAATGCCGGAATCCGTCCGGCGCGGTTTATCGAATGCTCAACTTGTGCCGCAGCGCTCGCGCATCCCACAGAGCATTATGTTGCACCGCGCCGGGTAAATCGGTCGGATAAGCGTCAATGCGCTCGACCACGAACTGGATTACTCGATTATACGGTGCCGCGGCGCGGTCGGTCGGAATATCAATCATCTCGCCCGGACTGGTGATCAGGCACTCACAGAAATACCGGATATCGTCCGGCCAATCCGCAATGACCGTGGGGAGCGAATCGCCGCGCAGGAATGTCTCAATCATGCCGCCCCATGAACTAAGCCTGACCATATGAGGCGACGCGCCGCGGCATTCAACGATCGGCACCACGTTGGCCTCGACCCACGGAATGCAGTCGTTTCGCGGCCAAGCCAGATATAGCTCAGGCCCGTCATCCCTGACGAGCGCCATACTGATCAATCCGCCCTGATAGCCATTGAACTCGCAATCGAGATAATACCTCATTGGCCGGGCCCCTTGCCCATCAGTTTATCCAACCGACCCTTTGGCATGGTCGCCACCAACTGCTCGAACTCATCGTCATCCATCGCAACGAGCCGCTCCGGCGTCAGATCGCCGCCAGGCGAGCCGCCCGCGTCCGACAGGGACCGGGAAGCCGCAGCGTTCTGCCTTATCTGTTCCAGTTGGTCGCTCACCGTACCCTGCGGAGCCGCTTCCACACGGGCAGGCGGAGCCGCCCCATTGCGTGGCTTGGCCGCGCCGCTGCCAGCCGCCGCAGCCGCATCAGGCGCCGCCGCAGCCGCCTTGGGCACGAAGCCACGGGCCCGAGCCAAGTTCTCAACCACCTTGGCCGGCGACTTGCCCGCCTGCATCGCGCCGCGCGCGACCATAATCTGCTCGTTGTAAAACGCTTTCTTGATGTTTTGGGATAATGCCGCCTGTTCCGGCCCGCTCAGTGTCGCTACCTGCGCGGTATCGGTTATATCAATATCCGCATAAATAAACCCGAGTTCCCGATATCGGGTCTCCCGCAGATGCACGAAAGCATCGGCAAATGTCGGATCAGCACCCGCCGCCCGCTCGAGATCGGCCGAGAACGCGCCGTAAACCTGCTGCTCCTCCCGCTCCGCCGCCGTAACCTGCTGTTCCTGCTGCCGGCCGGTGCGCATCTCGTTAACGGTATTTTCGAGCTTCCGGTTTCGCCATTCCAGATGGCCGAGCGGGTCCGAATCCTTGTCCGGCTCCGGATCCTTGTCCTCAGTCTCCGCAGCGGCCGCCGCAGGTTGCTTGGTATTGATCGCCTCGAGCAATAGCCGCGTCCGCTCGTTGAGCTTGATCCGCTCCTCACGCTCCTTAACCGTCTCCTTGGTGGCACCGTCATACTTGGCCGCGAACTCATCCCGCTCCTTTTGTGCCTTGGCGAGCTCGCGCTGGTATTTGCCGTAGCTTACAGTTTTGGGGGCCGGGCGCTTATCGCTCGCCTGCGCATCCGGCTTGCCAGCGTCAGTACCATCTGCCCGATCATCAACAGCCCCAGCGGGATCATCAGGTCCATCAGCGCCTCCATCCAACTCGGGATCTGTTCCATCGTCGTCTCCCTCCCCCGCGCCATCTCCGGCCGGATCTACGTTGCCTTGATCGCCAGCGGGCTTGCCGCCGTTCATCGCCGCGAACTGCGCCTGTTCCTCCGCGCTCAGCCCGTCGAGTAAGTCATCGTCACCGCCGCCCCCGGCCGCGTTATCGTCGACGCGCTCCGCAAAATTGGGTATTGTCGACGCGGGGTCAGACTTTGGCGCAAACGCCGCCATGGCAGCCACAGACGCCCGAGACATGAGGCGTTCGGTATATTTAGTCATGATGCGGTTTCCTTTGATGCTTGCCGATATCGTCTATCAATTTATCACCGAGCCGAATGGCCGAATTCGCATAGAGTATGCACAGATCATAATCCTTACGGTCCCGCGCGTCTTTCGCCAGCAGGATCAGGCTATTCCTAACTTGCTCGTCGGTTGCCATGGCTGGACCTTATCACAATCCCGATCTTGGCCCATGTCGCCGCGTCGACCGGGCCCGACACCAGCGAAACACCATTATCGAAGTCACGAAGCGCCACCTCGCCGAGGGGCGGCCGCTCGTTGGACGAATAAATCAGCAACTCCCACGGCTTGAAAACAATCCGGGCCTGCTCGAGATGGCGGCCCATGCCCACCCGCGCTTCCATCTGCCTGCGCCGCTCCCGATAGTCGACGTTCGGCGGGATACCTGGCCGCTCCTCCGGCGGGGCAATCTTAACATCGCCCCACGTATATAGCCCGACGAGATCGGATAGGAAAAAGTCCTGCGCATGCCGTAGCAGCGCGGAGTCGGAGCGGATCATTTTGGACCTTTGGCCTCAGCCGCCGCCTTCACCTTGGCGATATGAGCCTGCAACTCGGTATAATCCGCAGGCTTCAGCCCGATATTCTGCATCGCATCCATCATCGCCAATTGGTCAAAGGTATCCGGGGATAACGTGCCTTTTGCCCGATACATGCCGATCCCCACGCAATCGTCATCCATCACCACCTTGCAGACGACCGCATAGGGCCAGCCGTCCCGCAGGAACATGACGCTTTTGACGCCTTCGGGCAGTTCGCTCATTTGCTCGCACCCACAGGCTTGGCCGGCTGCCGCGCCGCGACCATGGCCGCAACCCGCTTCTGGAACGCCGAGGCGAGATCATGGTGCGCGCCAGCCAGTGCCCCGACCCGGTTCGTATGGATCTTGTCCATCGCCTCGATATGCTTGGTTCGGGCGTTCAGCACGTCCGTAGCCGTCGACGCCGAGTCGTGGTGGATACTGGCAACCTCGCGCGCGGCCTTGGCGTGGATCAGCCCAACCTCAGCATCGCCCTTCTTGGCGTCGACGAGAAGCTTGCCGCGCTGCAACGCGTTATCGTGCATCATGTTCTGCGCAATCGCCACGTCATAGGCCGCCGTGGCCTGCTGGCTGCCCGCCTTAGCATTGGCCTCATTGGCCTTGGCATCGTTCAGGCTGACCTTGGACAGCAATTCAGCCATCGCCAGTTCCTTCATCTGCTGCTGATCCTGCTGCGCGGCCGGATCCTGCTGCTTCTGGAGGATAACCCGCTTCATGCCGGATACGAGCTCAGAGGGCAGCGGCGAATATTCGAGCACCATGACCAGCACCTCCGGCACCGCCATCAACTGCTCCTTAAACACCGGCAGGAAGGTCTGGATAATCGCCCAATTCGCTTCCTTCTGGTTCGGCGACGTCGGCGCGTCAGCCACCGAAACGTCATATTCGCCGGCAGTGATATCCTTGGCCAGGCGCACCGCGCCCGTATATTGCTGACCGACAATCCGGATAATCCGCCCATCACTCATGCGGGTTTGGATCACATTCAGCCGGATCCGCCCCAATATCTTCCGATATCGCCGCAGTGCATCGAACAACGTCGCCAGCACCGTCATGCCGGCCTGCTTGCGCATCGCCTCGACCACGCCCGGGTTTTGCACGTCCTGCTGCCCGAGGAGTTCGAAATTGACGCCCGTCACCTGCGGAATGGCGTTCACTGCGTATTGCAGCAACTGCACATAGGCGTCAGCGCTGCCTTGGCCCGGTTTCGGCATGATCTTGGGATTCTGGCCACTCAAAGCGCCAGACTTGAGCCAAGTGATCATATCGGCTAGGGCATAACTCTCCTCAGCCTCAATCTCGTCATCGAACGCATCGCGCTCCGCCAGGATACCACCCTTGGCCGTCGAGTTCATGATGTGCATTACCTGCGACATGAACTTGTTAGCCCACATCTGCGGATCGCGCACCACGCGGGTCAGCCCATACCAGAAACGCTTCTTCGCGTCCCACTCGCCGGTCATCACGCCCCAGCTAAACTGCTCACCGCAAGGCGCCGGACCGCAGCCCAACTCCTCATTGCCGAGGAACGCCTGCTTGAATACCCGCTTGGACATCCGCACGCCGTCGAGCTTGGGCATCCCCTGCAGCCGCCGCAGCCGGTCCAAGAGCTTGTATTCCTTGGGCGACATCTCGACCATTTCCTGCGAGGCCTCGTCGGCAACGAGATAATACGGCTCCCGCTCCCACCATTGCGTGCAGACGATCGTGACCTCGTTGGTATCATCCCAATCGAGATATGAGTTTTTCCCGTCGCGGATCCGCTTCTCCTCGATCGACCGCGGCCCGGTATCGTAATAAATACCCGCATCCGCCCATGACGCGTCCAACTGCCTCCGATCCTTGCCCGGGAACATCTGCATCGCATCCGACAGCGGCATGCGGCGAACCCGGTGCATACGGCGCGCATCGACGAGGTTTTTCTTCTTCGCCGTCCGATCCCAGAAGAATTCCCGGCAATCGAACATTTCCTCGATATATTTGCCCTTGGGCCCGAATTCATACGTGAAGCGGGATTCGGTGACGCCTAGGCCGGTCACCGCGCACTGCTGGAACGCCTCGCTTTGCTCATCCTCAGCGTCGCACTTGTTCCCCATCCACTTCGACGTCCCGGACAGGATTTCAGCCACCTGCGTATCGCTGTTTTCCTCCGGCAGAAACACAATCTCATGCCGGCCATTGATTTCCATGCCCGCGATCGCCTTGATGATCGTCAGCACCCGATTGAACACCACATGAGGGCGGTTGGCCTCGTCGAGAATGGCCTTGTCCGCGTCCGACAGTTGCTCGCCGGCGATAAACCCGAGATCGTCCGTGGCCTGAGAGCGCCAGGTCGCGCTCGCCTCCTGGTCGGAATACCACCAGCGCTGCAGGATGATGAACCGGTCCCGCGGCCCGAGCTTACTGACCGGGCGCATCTGGATATCGTCAGGGCCGATGCCGACCGTATCGCTTTCGCTCGACCAGTCGTTATCGTCCTTGTCGATCGACTTTCCCTCACCGGTAAAATAATCGTCTTTTTTGTCGGTGACGTCCTCATAGGACACGTCCTCGAGCAATTCCCGGCGAGCGGCCATTTACTTCCTCACTTCTTGGATTTGCCAGCCTTCGCCGGTGCATTCGCTTCCTGCTTGAGCGATCGAAGCCGATTTTCAAAGTCCTGGAGAATCGAAATAAGCGAAATCTTCGGATGTTCGAAGTCGCCGAGGACAGTGGCGCTCAATTGCTTGAACTGCGCCTCGAGATCGCCAATCCGCTCATGGAGGGCCGAGACCGTGCCATGGATGCCCGGGAGGGCCGTCGGTGCCACACGCTCCCAACAATGGAACTCAGCGCCGGGCCCAGCCTCCTCGACCAGCGATTCGTCGATCATGTCGCCGGCGTCGATGATGACCGTCAGGAGGAGCCGCCCGCCTTGCTCGCCCATCACGAGGGCCGGGAAGCGCGTTCGGCCGCTCCGGCCATGACCTGGCCTCATGGTGTAGATTACCGTTTCACCGACGCCCGGAAGCGGCTGGCGGGGTGGGATTGGGCGGATGTTGTCGGATGCTTGGGGATTTACGGTATGCAAGAGGTGCGACATTCGGCACTCCGGTTTGATGCGCGTCTGGAACCTATACCGCGATCGGACCCGATTTGCCAGCCTATGACACTCGGCTCAAACAAACCTCAGATACCGGGGACCGCCCATATATGTTTCGAACGGCCTCAAGCCGCCACACACCCAACGCTGGGGCACCATCCTCGACCACGTAGCCGAAATAATAATCGCCGAGTTTGAGATGTGCGATCTGCGGCGCCGCGCGGTCGATCGTGATCTTACCGATGCGCGTCATTTGGCCAGCCTCTCCTGCAAATACAGGAATAGCATGTGCTGCTCATTTCGAGTGAGTAGCGCGGAAAGCGTGTTCATCCCGCCGGTCACTACAATCGAGATTATATCTGTCCCATCGACATGCTTAACCTGCACAGCACCGCCATTCAGCCTGAGTTCCTGCACGCTCATTTGCCCTCCCGCATCTTAATGGCCTCCGGATGCTGACAGCCGTTGTCATGGCACTTGTCCAGCCAATGAGGACAAGTAACCAGAATTGGACAGAAATATTCCTTCTCAGGCTCGCCCGGCAGCCGAGGGCACGTCTCGCGCGAACGAATAGCCTCAATCTCAACGATTGACCGTTTGTTGGGGCTAATCATTCGGCGGGATCGTGATCTATGTAAGTCGGCGGCCGCCCGGCCTCGTCGAGTTCCTTGAACAGCATCGCCACCGCGTTCAGCGGATTGCGGTCATCCTGCGGATTTGTGATCAGCGCGGCCAAACGAGGATGAACATACGGCGCCACCTTGTACGCGACGTCGACCGCCTGCGTCAGATATTCCCGCATCCGCATATCGGCCGTGGCGACCGCAGCCTCATAAACCGCCCGCTCCTCGATCGTGCGAGCCTGCGCAGACTGGATCAGGTTTGCGCGCTGCACCTCAGCCCATTCAATAGCGTTTTCCTCGAAAAACCGCATCGCATCCAGCATGACCTCTTTCGGCAAGCGCAGCCGCTTGCCCACCGCCATGAAATACGCCTCGATTTCCTGCTCCTTGCGCGCGACCGGGATATGGCGGTTCAGTATCTCGTTGACCCGCTCTTTCATTTTCTCCTCAGTCTTGGGCTTGTTCTTTGAGCCCTTGACGCGGCCGCCACCGGTGCCGAACCCGCGCTTGGTCGCGCCCTCGATCTTGGGCTTGCGCACGATGCGAGGCTTGGCGCCGCCGCGGCGCTCGCCCTTCTTAGAACCTCCCATCAGGCGCACCTTTCAAATCCCTACACGCCCCGCAGAACGGTTCGAACTCACGGAAGCAGCGAAACCCCTGCTCACACCACTGGCAAACCAGGCTATACCCCACAAAATATTCGATCGGCAATCGCTTGCGCCGAGCTTGTGCCGATACCGATTCCTTCCAAGTCGATAGATTACCCACCGAGCACTCCCAAATATATAAACGCCTGCATCAGCACGAACCCGAGCAGGAGGGCGAATGCGCCGGCGAGATATGGCCAGTCGCGGCGCTCGCGGGGCGTCACTGCTTGCGGTGTTCCAACATTGCGTCCGCGTATTCGTACCGCAACAACGCCCAAACAGCCATAAATGACGCGCGCGCCCTGTCATCAGACGGCGGGCCGGCCAAACTCTCATCTCCCCATACAGCCAGCACCATCTTGGCATCGATCGGAGCCTGCGCCGCGAAGTAGTCGCGCAGCGATATCGGCCCTCCGAGTTCATCAAGTCTGTACTTGGCATTGTCAGCTGCAGCCTGCGCATAGTCAGCGGCAGTCGGTGGATAAGCTTCCATGGTTCACTCCATCATCCTGATATCGGGGCAGGCATCGCACCACATCCGGAATGCGCCGCCGCTGCGCCCGCGCCGACCAGCCGCCAGCCCCGTGACGAGCCGACCGTGCAGCGCCTCAGCGCCATTGCATTTCGGGCACTTCGTCTTGGCGAGCGTCAGCCCTTTCGCGACCATAACCTGTTTTAGCCTGATACCGGTGCGCAGCACGAACTCGAACTTTTCCCAGCCCGGATCCGCGGCTTGAGCCGCATTCAGATCGGCGCGAGCCTGCTCAATCGGTTTCATTGCATCCTCTCCAGCATAAATTCTGCAATCTCGCGAGAATAGATAATCAGCATGATGCATGCCGTCATCCACGACGTCAGCACCAAGCAAAAGGCGATTTTCAACATTTCGAGTCCCCTTTCAGTCGGAACCCCAAATGTATAATCCCGCCAACGGGATATATATCCGTAATAGCCCTGCGGTGACATCATCGCGGCCCCACTGGCACGGATATATCGCCCTCAAATAAAGGGCAAATGTAACCGGCCCGGCTACCGCCGCACGTCATAGCGCCGATCGACCTCCGGCATGACGCCTCCGGCCCGAGCGCAGCCACGGCGCGCTCGCATTGCTGTTCCGTCATTGGCCCAACCCGGCCCAAGTGCGCAAATGGCGAGCCGATCACAGCGGAACCAAAGAACAGCCAGAATACCGCGCCCTCCATGGCTCAATACCTCTTGAGGATGGTCGCCGGCGGATTGATCACGTACCGGCCGAACTGATCCATACCGAGCCCGAATTCCACATAGAATCCGTCTCGCCGTGCTTCCTCAGCAACAGCGCAGACGACCAGCATGGCATTCGATAGCGCCTGCTTGTGGCGCGCTGCCTTATCGGCTTCCAATTCCAGCTTAACCACCGTCGAGCCTAGTTCCGTCATGATGACCTCGTTTCCTGGCGCTGTCTCCGCGCAATGCGGTTCCGTTCCTGCTTCTTCGCTCGCGTCACCGGGTTGCGCCAGTATTGGACGGTCCAGCATGAAACCCCGAGAATCCGCGCGACTATAACCGATCCGATCTTGTGTTCCGCCGTCATTCTTGAAAATTCTGCTCTAATCTCAATGGCTAAGGGCGAGCGCTCGTATTGCGTCCGCACCTCGTCGATCGATATCCCGCGATCCAGGCACAGCCCCGTCAGGAGCTTCCGGGCGTCGATCGCGCGCTGGAATACCTTGGGCCGCTGCATCGCAGCCTTTTGCCTTGCACTCCTCACTGCGGCTTATCCGGTTGATCCTGCTTGGGTTCCACCGCCGCTTTGGCGCGCTGCTCTTGCAACTGCGCCTCAAGCTTGTTGAGCAACGGGGCCACCTCGCGATATGGCCGCTCACCGAGCGCTTGAGCCATGACGCCGAGTTCCTGCGGCGTTACCGTGAACGTCAGGGGCTTGGCCTCTTGAGATAGTGCGCCCGTATTTACTAGGAGGGCGGATATCAGGATATATTTTCGCACTATTTTATTCCCTTCCTAAAATACCGGTTCAGCGAGGGGCGAGTCGCATCCCGGTTTGTGGCTTGGTGGTTTGTCGGAGCCGCAGTAGGGACAGATAATCCGCCGGCGCGCGGCCAGATCAATCCGCTTGTATGGCGGCCGGTGTTCGATCGGTTCGGCTTTGGGATCAATCACTGGTCATCTCCCATTTCTCCGGAATTCGCAGCGGCCCGCGCGTCCCGGCGTCGAGATCGGGCAGGCACCCGTGGTCCTCTTTGAACCAGACCAGCAGTTGCACCAGGCGCGCGATATTCTCCGGAATGGCGCGCTCGCCGTTTTCCCAGCGCTTGACCGTCACCCAGATATTTCGGGGATCACCGCTAAACCCAAGCATCATTCGGCCGAAGTCTTTCCGGCCGAGGCCAAAGGAATGGCGCGCATCGTTTAATTCTTTGGCGTTCATTTGAGGCCGTTACCGATCAGCCGAGACGGCAGATGCACCGCCGCCTTTTCCTCGCTCCCCGCGATCAGCAGGATATCCTTCTGCACTTGGCGCGCCGAGCGAATCGAATTCATGACCGAGGCACCCAGCTTGCGCGAGTTGGAATATTCGCGGTCACCAGCGCGGGTGGCGATCCAGACGTGGACCGAGACGGGGTATTCCCTCATTCGTCGTCTCCCGCATCCACCTGGAGATCGGCGATAGCCTCCTCAGCCGTCGCGCCCGTGCCGATCGGATCGCCCAAATCCCAATCGCCGAATGTCGCTGTCCAGTCGGCACCGCGATATAGAATCGGGGGCGGATCGAATTTGACCTTGATCGGATCGCGGCTCATAGCGTCACCCAACCGACCGGGCGGTGCTGCGACCACATGCGGCGCTTATAGGACGGTTCTACAATCTGGAAACCGGTGGAGGAGGGCGCGGCGCGCAGGGTGGCGTAAACGGCCTTGAGCCCTTCCGCCATCGCCTCGCGGTAGGAACCGCAATACTTGCGCTCGCGGCGGGCGACTTCATGGGCGGCTTTGAGGATTTCGGAGCGGTTCATCTGCATCTCCCGAAGGTTGAGGCTGCGCCTCGTTTGCGACCGTCATAGAATAGCGCGGCCACCAGCGAGGTCAATTTTTATTTTGCGAGATTCAATCTTTTTCTTGGCCGCTTTCGTCAGGCCACGAGCAAAACGATGCTTACCGGGCTTTCGATCCTCGGAATATCCAAGAGATAGAATTTCCGATTTTGTTTTCCCAATGCTTGATGAATGGAAACTCCGACGCGACATAACTTCACCGCCAGGACCTGTATAATAGCGCCCTTCCTCCGACTGTCCAAGATATACCCACGACGCCGCCCGATAAATGAGGCCGCTATGGCCCACGTTCGGGTCAGCATAACTGATAAGAGCAGTACATTCCCCGGACGACATCCGACGAGCGGCGGCCAAAAAATCAACCGTGCAAGACGCAATCGCCTGCGTAAGCAAGTTTCGCCTATGGCCATCCGGAGCCCACATTCTAGAGAGTTCCCAAACCTGGTTATCGTCGCCTACAAGCCATCGGCTGATATTCATATTCGCCGGCCTCGAAAATATCAAAACAGCCTCTTCAAACTGAGTGAAAATATTCTCTCCAGCCGGCAAGGAGTGAGTGTAATGATGGGCCGCAATCATCTGCCGCATCTCTCGCACTGAATATCTCACAGATATCGCTCCGGCATCAGACAATCCATCATCTCAGGCGACGGACCCCATGAACTAGCATTCCATTGCCCTGTGGATTGATAGCGCTTGGCGATGGCCCGCCATGTCGCATCCGTGAATGTCTGCGGCCCCTCGACCGGCACCGCAGCGCTTATGGCGTCAGGCTCGATCGGCTGGCGCCCAGCCCGTTCCAGCATCCGCCGGCACCAGGTCTGCCAAGTGAGCTTCCAAACGAGTTTCCGGCCCTTCTCGCCTGCGCAATTCAGCCAATAGCTCTTGAAGGATATGGCCTCCCGCACCACCTCGCGCGGCTGCAGCCCAATTCGCAGCGCCCACTGCTTCCAGTCCTCCGGCAGAGCCCAATCGTCCGGCAACCGCGTGGCGCGATCCTGCCGATCGGCAGCACATCCCTTCTTTTTCGGCTTTGCCTCTCTCGCCTCCTCGAATATCTCGAGCACCTTGTCGAAAGTATCCTGATCCAGATTTAATGCGCGCAGCTTCCGGATAGTCGTGCTCGTAAACGTCATGCCATTGGCTCCCACTTGATCAGATATCCCTCGAATGTCTCTGGCCCATGCTCATCGGCCCAAAACTTGCGCATAGCGGCAAAATCAGGAAAACCATCGCTGCGCGCAAACTCCTCCATATCCCCGATATCCCGAATAGACCCAACGCGCCGACCGTCCGGGCCGATATCGAAGGTGCAGAATGATGGCCACTCGGACCATTTCAGCAGAACACCCTCGACGCTGACGCAGCGCGCATCGCCGAGTTTGCGGCACTGCTTCGTCCGCATCGCTGTATAAAGTTGGATTATCTCGCCAGGGCGTGCATGCCGCCGCTTACCTACTGCGCGAATAGTCTGGCATTTTGGGCGCCGCAGCTGGCAGACGCCGCGCATCCCATCAAGCCCCCAAAATATCGGCTCTATAAATTGCTTTTTGAATCCATATGCGACCATCAGACAAAATCTCCTATCGCCTCTCCGGGCGTCAGCAGCGAATCATCCATTTCCGAAATTTCATCCCTACAGGCGTTGCTCGCAATATCGCAGTGGAGCCGCACCGTCCCCACCGGACCCGACCGTTGTTTTTCGATTGCGACATCCAAGCGATGCTCGAACTTGGCCATTTCATCGGCCCAGATGATGAATTCAGCACTGGCCGGGTGCGGTTCTTTCTTGGCGTGGTAATATGCCGGCCGATAGAGGATCATCACCGTGTCGGCATCCTGCTCGATATCGCCAGAATTGCGCAGATCCGACAGCGAGGGCCGCTTGTCCTCCCGCTGCTCGACGCCGCGGTTGATCTGGCAGAGCAGGAACACCGGCACCCCGAGCTCCTTGGCGAGCATCTTGAGGCCCATGGTGATTTCGCCAGTCTCATTGACCTTGTTGCCGGCATACCGGCCCGAGGCCCGAATAAGCCCCAGATGGTCGACGAATAGTGCCTTGAGGCCATGCTTGCGCTTCCACTGCCGCGCGCGCGCGCCGATCTGCGAGACTGTCAAGCCCGGTTGCTGCTCAATCCGGATCGGCAACTCGGCGAGCTCGCGCCCCACCCGGATGATATCCTGAAACCGCTCCTCTCGCATTTTGCCCGAGGCAATCTGCCAATACGTCAGCCGGTGACTTGGCGACCAAAGCTTGTCCGAGATCATGCGGGTGGTCAGATCCACATCGCCCATCTCCCCGGACCAGAACAGCACCGGGTTGCCATCCTCCGCCATATTCCGCGCGATCCCGAGCGCCAGCGCCGATTTGCCCATACCAGGACGGCCAGCGATCACGATCAACTGCCCCGGCATCGCCCCGAGCGTTTTCTGATCCAACCCAGCCAGCCCGTACGCAACCCCACGGACCTTGCCGTCGCGCTGGAACGCATGGGCTGCCGCGTCGATCGCCCGCGTTACCGCCTGCTTCATATCGACCGCAGGCGCGTCATTCATCGACTGCGCTGCCACGATGCCGTCGAGATAATCCACTGCCCATGCCGAAAGCGTCAGATTGTCCCGCTCTTTCGACTGTTGCAGTTCCAGCCCGACCTCGATGATTATCCGCCGGTCAGCCAGATCGCGGATGATTCGTGCGAAGTCCGGTGCATTGATCACCGTCGTCGCTTCCGCGCAGAGCGCGGCAACGTATTCCCGCAGCCCCATATCCCCAACCCGCACATCGGCCGGCAGGAAGGTCCGCAGCGTCACCGGCGAGCACAGTTTTCCGTGCGATATCAGGGAGCCGCAGACTTCCCAGATATGCCTGTGTAGCGGCTCGAAGAAATGCTCCGCCTTAACGATATCCTCGACCAGCCCATAGGCTGCATTGTTCATGAGGACGGCGCCAAGAAGTTGCTGCTCGACGCTCAAATCGGAATATTCACTCATCGGAGCAGCCCGTTAACGCGCATCGCCTCGAACAATCGGCGGATGGCAAAACTCCGACCGATGGAAACCACCGTGAAAATAACCCCGATCGCGATATTGCTGGATAGAGGGATATTTATCCCAAACCACGGAAATACGATGATTTGGGACGCCAACGCTATCCCGTACCCGATAGCCACGTTCAAAAACGATTCAACGAGAGATGCCTTGCGAGTTTGCTTCACAGTCCAAAATCCTCCTGCCCGATTTTCTTGAATCGCGTCACGCGCGCATTTTTCTGATGATGGGAACTGTCATATCGAAGGTGGCAGCGCTGGCACATATGCCGCAGCACCTCCTCGCGGCAATCTTCCGGAGTGTGATTCAGATGGGCCACCGTGAGCACTACCATTGATTTCGTCACCGGATGCGGCTGGCGGTTCATCGCCTTGCAGCGTCCGCCGTGCTCATTTTCGCCATCACCGCATTCACCACGGCATTCGCAACGATCGCCCGACCTTGCCCGGATACGCGGCACAACAACCTTTTTCCAATCCTTTGGATATCGCGCGGCGTTTTCAGGCTTTATCGGCATATTTATATTTCCCCTGTTTCAACAATGACGGTCTGTATTTCTTACTTACCTGATAGACCTTTACCTTCTTTCAGAGCGCACCATTTACCCGAGCGATAGCGAGGTAAATGGCGACATAGGCCACCCAAGGCAGGACCGGAGTCCCGCCTTCGGCTGCCGGGGCAATGTCTATTTTTTCGACCATCCAAGATGGGCACAAAAATCGACACAGCACTTGCGACACGATGCCGGGGGCATCTCGGCCCGGTCATTCGCGGAGTCTTGTTCGCGCCGAGGACGCGGATATCCGGGCTTTACTCCCAAGCCATGCCCGCCGGCCGCCGATATCGGTCCATCCATCGGCCGGTTTAGACGTGACAGCGCGGATCGGTGTGCGCGTGACGCTGCCACGGGAACCGATCTGACTTGGCGGGATTGTGAGGGAACAGGAGTTGACGAAAAGGCACAAAGGCCATAAATCAATTCTTGCGCTCCCCGATGGCCGCCAAAGCTACATCGGTTTTAGAAAGGTCTCGGGTTTGCACCCCGGGGCCTTTCGCATTTGTAAGGCTATTCCTCGCGAATCGTCAATGCCCATCATCCCTCTAGGGGTTGTGCAAAGAGCGGTCCGGCATCTACCGCTAGTTTCCCGAGCTTTTTCACCATATGCCGGGCACCCTCCTCACGGCCCATAAACGCCGCCTCGATGCGCGCGCGGGCCAGGGTGGCATACTCAGGGTTCAACTCGATTAGCGTGGCTATGCGGCCCAGAGAGGCGGCAACCATGGCCGTCGTGCCCGAGCCACCGAACGGATCCAAGATACTCCCGCCCGCCGGCGAGCCTGCCTTGATGCACCGCTCCGCGAGCTCAGGCGGGAACGTCGCGAAATGAGCCTCGGAGAATGCCGCGGTCGGAATTGTCCAGACGTTCCGGGCATTGCGCGTCTCAGGCAAATGGTCGACCACTACCGTCTTGCCTTTTTCACGCCCATTCCGATGGACTGAACCATGCGCACCAGACCCAGTATCCCAACCGTCCGGCGCTTTAATTTTCTTGGCTTTCCCGGTTTTCCAAGTACCGACTCGCCTGTCATTGGGATCAGCGCCCTTCGCCGGCAGATACTCACCGTCCAAGCGCCGATCGTTTGCGGTGCCAGTCACCGGCTCGCGGATAGCCTCCGCATCATAGAAATATCGCTCGCTTTTCGTCAGAAGCCAGATTTTCTCATGGCTGGTCGTCGGGCGATCCGTAATACTCTCCGGCATCGGATTAGGCTTGTGCCAGATGATTTCCGACCGCACCCACCAGCCAGCCTCCTGCAGCGCGATCGCCAGTCGGTTCGGGATCATGCAAAGGTCTTTGGCTTTAAGCATCGGATCGCTGTTCAATCCGCCACCGCGACGGCCGCCAGCGGCGCGGTTGAACGGATCATCGCCAGTCGGCGGATATATTTTCCCCACGGTTGAGAACGGCTTATCCCGATATGTCCGGTCATCAGTCCCCAGCAGTTTGATATCCGCCGCGCTCCGCCCGTTCGGCGCCGTGGCATAGCAATCCCCGTAATTAAGCCAGAGCGTTCCAGTTGGCTTGAGCACGCGCCGCACTTCCTCGAAAACATCGACCATGACGGCCAAGTGCTCGCCCAGCGTTGGCTCCAGACCTATCTGCCGATCCACCTTGACCGCGCCGCAGCGCCCGCACGCCGACCGATGCGCCAGCAGCAGCTGCGCCGAATTCGTCGCCACCGATCCCGGCATTGTCGCGCGCGCCTCGTTGCGTCCATCTTTCATGGTTGGTGATCGATGGTCGCAAAAGTCGTCGCCACCCTCCCACGTAGCGGTCCCATAATCCCGCAGCCCCCAATATGGCGGCGAAGTCACCACGCAATCGAAATGGTCCGCCGGCAGCCCGCGCAGCCGCTCCCGCACATCGCCCAGCAGCATCGTCACGCGGCCGTCCAAAAATGTCTCGCCCATTACAGCATCCCTCGTTTTTCAGCATACCAAGCCGCCATCAGCCCGGCGTCAGCCCTGCCATGGTGTTTAACCAGCGTGATAAAAGGTTCACAGGACGGATAGAGTTTTTTGATCAGCGCGACGCCGGGCTTTTTATCCGCGCCCTTGAGCCCGAAATGACGCTTCCAGCTTTGCGGGTGAACCATCGTCACCGGCGTCGTATAGACCGCGACCACGCCCCGAATCATCCCGCAGGCGAGGCCGAACCGGAACGAACTCGCCGCGCCCATTGACCGGCGCGCGCCATCCGCGCCAGGTATCGAGGGCATCGGCTGGACGTTCTCAATCACCACCGCATCGGGAATCCATCGTTCCATCAGATCGCAGATGAAACTGGCGTCTAACTGGCGCTTCTCACCGTCGGGAACCGTCGCAAGGTCGACCATATCGAGGAACTGAGGATGGCCGGGATCAAAATCCCCGCCATGGCTCAGGAGCGCCGCGCTGCCGTTAATCCCGGGGTCAAATGCGGCTATCCTCATAGCGTGTAATGCTTTTCGATGAACCCGAGATCAGGATCACCGACGAGCATCCACCGGATCCAAGTCTTGTGGTTGTCGAAATGGCGCCAATGGCCGCGGCGGAAATGCAGCCGGACCCGGCGGCCAGTAGGATCGCCGCCCAGCGGCGCAGGGCGCGCGTGGCGCGTAGCCAGCGAGACGACGTGATAATCCCGGCCCGGCACGCGCAGCGCCGCAGAGGCCGCGCCAGGATGGTCCGCGCGCGCCGCCTCAGAAACCGCCACCTCCGCGTCTAGTGCGATACAGACAGCCCGAATCTGATCCGCCACTCGGCTATGCACGGACCCAACCGCGTCCGCTACCGTCGACCGGCTGGTATGAACCGACATGGCACAGCCGCAGAATACCCACCGGTCCATCTCGACGGCCAACGAAAACATGATATCGCTTTCGAATTGAGTGGCGATCGCCAGCACCGGCCGGTCACCGAACCGGAACTCAAACGCGCATACCTCGTAAGGCAGCCGAATATCGCCATCAAAACTAGCGCGCAGCGCCGCAGACCAATCGTGCTCAATCATGAACGGCTCTACGAACTTCATAACCTCCTGATCAAACTCACGGCTCTCGCATTTCGGGCCATATTGCACGGTTTCCCAATCCAGCATGGCGCGGCGGAACCTACGGAAAGAAGGCTCGCGCGGCTTCTGCATGGCGGGGACAGACTCCGCCCATGCTCTGAGTTGATCCAAACTAGCAACGTCCCGCTGCAGCATCTCCATTTCAGCATCACAGCGCTTCGCCTCCCGCGCCGCCCGCTGCACCTCGCCGCGCTTCTTCCGAAAGAAGTCACCCAGTTGATCGAACGTCAGATCCTTCGTTTCTTCCGGATACCGGTCCATGGCAAAGGCCAAATCGACCAAGGACGAATCCCGATCAGTAGGCTTGAGCCGAATGGCCGCCATCGGGTCAGATAGCGGCGCGCGCATATGCAAAATGCTGGTTTTCTGTTCCATGATGCTCTCCTACTTAAAGCAAGCGGCCCCGGGTTTCCCCGAGGCCGCCGTCACAGCGGACGCTTACAGTCGTCCCGACAGTTTGAGGCCCGTCAGTTCGGGCCACTGCAAATTTGCTCACGTGCTGCGCGTCGACGTGCGATGCGTCCGTTATAGATTCCAGATTTCACATACTGACGCGGCGGCTTGAATACAGCGTCCTTATGAGGCCATCCCGACATGAGACGAACATAGATCACATGTCGGGCCAGCCCAGATTCGCGTTGCCAATCAACAAAGGGCTTGGTTACCCCGTCGATCGTAAGGTGGATGGTGTTGCAACGGTTGACTAATTGCTCGTCTACGGTAGCCCAGCGGCAGTTGCCCGGCTCATAGTTCCCCGCCCCATTGGGATATCGATCCAATGTTTTACCGGGAGGGCGCGGCCCCATATCGGCCAAGAAATTCTGAAAATTTCTCCACCGATCGCATACCTTTATCCCGCTGCCGCCATACTCGTTGTAGCCAGGGAAATTCGGGTTCCGGCACCGGGAATTCATATGCTGCCAACTCCGATAAGTCGGAGTTTCAGACCACCCATGGTTCGTTCGGGCCATCAGGCATTACCCTTCGGCTCAGCCCGACTGAAATAGCTGTCCGCTTCCTCCTTTGCCGCGGCCTTCTGCGCCGCCAGCGTCGCACGGGTCACCGGTTGAGCCGCAGGGCACCGAGGCGGCCCAACGTCAGCCTTGGGTGCACGGGCGGCCGCCTTGGCCTCCTTCTCGGCCTTGGTAATCAGACGCGCGCCGTTGGCCTCCGCAGGGGCTTCCGCGGCCGATTTGGCAGGGCGGCCCCGTTTCTTACCCGGCTTGGCGGCCTTCGCGGGCTTGGCTTTGGAGCCCTTCGCGTTCTTTTTGGCCTCTTTGGCGTCGAGTTTCCCAATCCCGGCCTTAACTTGGCGCTCCTGCTCGTCCTGATATCCGGAAACGAAAGCCGCATATTGGTCCGTTTCGGGCGCATATTTGGTGCAGACCATCGCCTCGTTTTTCATCGCGAGCGTCTGGCCCTCTTTGTAAGCCCGATCAGCCGCCGGCGTACGATCACCATCTAGGAACAGGGAAAGCTGCTCACCGATATCCGCATCCGAATAAGCCGCAGCGAGGAGCCGGTTGGCCATCTCCGCCTTGAACTCGGCCTCGCCCTCGGGGGTTTGAAGTAGCAGCGAAATCTTGATCTGCTGCAGCGAATATCCGGCCTCTTTTACCTCAGCCAGATACTGCCGGCGTTTGGCCGCCGCGCCCTTGGCCCGATCGTCGAGGGTCTGGAAATGGTCCCTCATCTCGATAAAGGTACGCTTGAGCTTCGGGTCAACGATGTTGTCATTCTTCGATACTTTGCTGCGAACCACGTGGTTTCCTTTCGGGTTGGGGGAGGCCGTCTATAAACTAATCCAGCAACCGCGCCAATTCAGGGACGATTTCCCGCCCCTTGAGGCCGGTCAGTTCTTTCAGCTTTGGAATATATTTCAGCGGGATTCCGTTGCGCTCCCAACTGTCCGCCACGGCACGACTCACGCCCAGCGCTTCCGCCATCCGGCTCTTGGCACCGTGGCGGCTGCCGTTAACGTAGAAATGGGAGAGGGCCAGATTGTATCCGTCGAGGTTCGTTGCCTTTTTCATATTCCCGAATATAACCGCAAAATGGATATTGACAACCCGAAATCGTTCGGTACTATCGCGATATCAACCCGAGGCGCAGCCTCAACCCAACCGGGAGAATGACATGCACATCTCACCAACCCTGCCAGTCGGTTATTCGATCCATGAACAGTCCGATAAGACGTTTGTGGTTCAACACCCGCAGGGCCACTTCCTTGTCGACGCGGCCCTGAATACCCGTCGGTTCAGCAATCGAAAATTCGCGGTCAACGCCGCATGCTACGATCTGAAAAGATCCATCAAGAAGGAGGGTTAAGGCAATGACCTCCTCCGAGCATATCCAATACTGGATGATCGCCAGCGCCATGACCGGGATCACGATCCTTTTCAGCTTGGGAGTTTTGCTGTGAAAGATGTTCTCGACAAGTTGGCCGACGACGTGAAGCGCAGCACCATAGATTTCTGCATCAAGACCGCAGAAATCCACCGGATCAGAGAAATAAGACCGCCTGATAATCTTTATCAGCAGGGTTACAACGACGCCATTCGCGACGTCGTGGAGAAACTTGGGAGGCTCAAGTGAGGTACGAACCGAACGCGCTGGACGCCCTCGCCTATGTTGGCCGGACCGTCGCCTATTATGGCTGCGTCGCCATCCTCCTCGTTTGCATGATCCTCGCATGGGTAGCGGTGCCGGCATGAGCAAAGAACCGGGACCGCGAGAGCGAGCTCTGCGCGAGATGCGCGAGGCCCGCTTTGCCGAGAACGCCAAGATCACCACCGGCATCCGCAAGGCCGCCGCTGCGGGCAAGGAAGTGCTCGAGCAGAAGGTCAAGGCGACAGCCGCTCGCATGAAGAACAAGCCGGCCAAGGGCAATCGGAGGAAGAAATGAAATCGATCGCATGGGCAATAGTGCTGGCAGGGATATTCATTTCATCGGCACTTGAATCTATGGCAAAGCCCGACCGAAAATTTACCAGTTTAGAAGGCTACGTCACGCTGTTCTCTGTTTTCGGCTTTCTATTTTCGTTGCCGCTATGAACGCCCGCCGCCCGTCCCTCCACACCCGCCTGCTGCGCGTGGCCGTGTTCTTTCTCGTCAACGCCGTGCTGATCACATGGCTTTACAACATAGCGAATCGATGACCCAGCGGAGACCAAGACTCTATGATCGGCCATATCTCGACTGGCTCAAGACTAGGTACTGCATCGTTTGCGGGAAGCCGCCTCCGTGCGATCCCGCACATATCCGGTCAGCATCAGACCGTCACGATAAGCCGCTGACTGGAGCAGGACGGAAGCCGGACGATAAATGGGCCGTGCCGTTGTGCCGATGGTGTCATGACGGCCAACACGCCTACGGCAACGAGAGCGACTGGTGGCGCAGGACGCGCCGCGATCCATTCTCTCTCGCCGTTGACTACTACACTCAATTTGGAGGCAAGGGCGGCAAACCAAAAAAACAGCGGACCACAATCAAGCCGCGCAGACCAAAAGAGCAGCGGCAGAAAATACCGAGCCGACCATTCCCGAAAGGACGCAAATTCAATGGGTAGCGATTTCACTTGGCACGAGAACGCGCTGAAAGGCATCCGCGGTCCGATATTCGATGGCGAGCCGATGCACGGTTTTTACCGCCAGCGCGAGCAGGGCAAGGACCGGCGCACGCAGGGACCATATCAGGCCGTGGCCTATTGGGCCGACGAACACACAGGCGAGCTCCGCTGCCAGGTAAACGGCAAGAGCATCAACATGCAGCGCGCGCTCGAGATGTGGCCTTACGTCTCCCGCAATCCGATATCGGCCATGACATACTGGAATTTCATGGATCACGGCCGATGGGATGACGAGGACGCTGGCGCAGCCGCAGCAGCCAAGGGACCGGAGATTGATCCCGAGGCCGACCCGGCCGGATCACTCGCTGCCGAGATCGCCGCCGCCAAGGCTGGCTTGGCCGCTTATGCGTCGATCGACAGCGACGAGCAGTCCGCCAAGGCGCAGACGCTCCGCAGCGCGCTCACAGGCTTGAGCGGGAAGGCCACGAAGGCCTATGAGGCATTGAACCGCCCGCTCCTCGACGAGCAGCAACGGATTCGCAAGGTCTGGTTTCCGCTCCGCGACGAGGCCGCCGACGCCGCGGACGCATTGCGCAAGGCGATGGGGAAGTGGGAAGATGTGAAACGAGATAACGCGCACCGCGCCGCTGACGAAGCAGCGAAGGCCGCGCGCGAAGCGGAGGAGGCGGGGAAGCCAGCCCCTCCGCCTCCTCCGCAGAATACTCCGGCTCCATCGACCAAGATCAAGGGCGCGAGCGGCCGCGCTGCATCAGTCCAACTCAAAAAGGTTGTGACCGCCATCGACATCGATAAGGCATTCGCACAATTCCGCGACGATCCCGAACTTTATGCGTTCCTGCTTGACCTATCTCAAAAGACGGTCACCGCAGGTTTCGTGGCGATCGGCGCCACCGTCGAGGAAAAAGCCGACATCCGATAGGGGAATAATATGCCTAGGCCAAAGGGTTCAAAAAACAAACCGAAGGACGATACAATGGCGACCAAATCGACCGAGATGACCGTTATCGACCAGCCGCGCGCGGTTAAATCCGTCATCACGGATATGGCCGACCGCTTCCACATGGAGCCGCCAGCTTTCGAGGCGGCCCTGCGCGCCACCGTAGTCCCGAAGGACTGCGCTCCGGCTCAGTTCGCCGCGTTCCTCATGGTCGCGAAGGAATACAACCTCAATCCGCTGACGAAAGAAATCTATGCATTTCCCTCGCGCGGTGGCGGCATCGTGCCGATCGTATCCGTCGACGGCTGGGTTAACCTCGTCAACGCGCAGGGCCAGTGCGACGGTTTTAGCTTCGAAATGGAACACGACGGCGACAAACTGATTTCCTGCACCTGCAGCATGTATCGGAAGGACCGCACGCATCCCGTCGTGGTTACCGAATATTATGCTGAATGTGTCCGATCGACCGACCCGTGGAAGATGAAACACCGCATGCTGCGCCACAAGGCGCTCATCCAGGCTGCGCGCTATGCGTTCGGATTCTCCGGCATCTACGACGAGGATGAAGGCCAGAAGATCGCCGAAATCGATCCGAACCGCGACGCAGGCCCGCCGCGCCAGATCACCAAGCCTGCCGAGACGACCACGGAGCAGACCGAACCGCCGGTCATCGAGGCTGAGGACGTCCGCGACGGAGACCCGCCCCCGCGCGAGGCCAAAACGCCGCCAAAGGAGGACCCGATCAGCAGCGGCCCGCCGCGCACCACGCCCAAGGCCGCTCCGATCGACAAGATGGGATCGGGATCAATGGCTGATCCGGTCGGAACGCCACTGCGGAAAGATGGGTTTAAAGACCCCGGCCCGAAGCCGCACCGCATCCCCGGCGCCGGCCACACGTTCGAGAGTTGGGCCGAGAAGTTTTCCGACCTCGTTAAGACATCAGAGGACACCGCCACGGTCTATAAATGGATCGATGAAAATACGAAGGACTTCACCACCGCAGACAGCAAAGACCCGCAGACCGGCCCGCTCAAACGGCTCGAGCAGAAGAAACCATCGGTTTACGCGACCGTCCGAAAGACGATCGAGGCGACCATGCAGAGCCTGCGCGATGCACAGGCGAAGGCCGCCGAGAAGGCAGCGAAGAAGCCCGCGCCAAAGAAGGCCGAGCCGTCGGATATGGAGGACGGGCCAGCCAACGATCAGTTGGATCAGTCCCTTGGCGCGCCGCCCAGCGACAACCCCGAGGACGTCCTGAAATGGGTGGAGGCGACGCTAGCCGCCGTCACCGAGCCCGAGGATCTGGAAAATGTCTGGGTGGATCGGATAGAGCCCAAACTGGAGGGAATGTTTCCGCCGGACGTCGAGGAGGCGCAAGGCATCTATCGCAAGCATTCCAAGAGGCTTGAGCCGTGAAATACAACTTCATTGACATGGTTGGCTTTCGCGTTGGCAAAATAACTGTCACCGCGAGAGCGGAAAATTCAAAAGATGGGAGTGCCAGGTGGCGATACCGTTGCGATTGCGGCAACGAATCCGCAACCTATGGAGACAAATTGAGAAGCGGCAAGCAAAAATCCTGCAAATGCGAACGCATAGCCCACGCAAAGGCCGGGAACCCGAGGCGCCGCCACGGCCATGCCGCGGCAGATGGAGTTAGCCCAGAATATCGATCATGGGCCAATATGATTGACCGCTGTAAAAATCCAAACAACGCAAGATTCCACGCATACGGAGGGCGAGGCATCGCGGTGTGTGATCGCTGGCGCAACTCGTTTGATCTTTTCTTGGCCGATATGGGCAAGAAGCCGTCTCCCATGATGACGATAGAGCGGGAGAAAAATGGGGAAGGGTATTCCCCCGGCAATTGCGTGTGGGCCACCAAAAAAACGCAGGCCCGCAATACGCGGTCAAACAAAATCGTGCATTACCACGGCCGGGATATGTGTTTGGCCGAGGCGGTAGAGATCGCTGGCGCAGATTACGGCCTAGTCGCGCTGCGCATTCGGCGCGGATGGCCGCTTGATCGCGCCATCTCGGAGCCACCTAATGGCTGATTTAGACGCGAAAGGATTTTTGCGAAAGGGCAATTGCCTCGTCCCGGCGGATTTTGTCGCCGAGGAATGGCTACAGGCGTTGCCAGAGGGCAAAGAGGTTTTAGTCGACTGGCGCAAGCCTCGCCACCCGGAGAACCACCGGCATTTCTTCGCCATTCTCCGACTGGCTTGCGAGCACCTAGAAGATTATCCCGACACCGACTCGCTACTCGATGCCCTAAAGATTGCCTGCAACCACGTTCGGCCGGTCATGAAGGCCGACGGTCAGATGATATTTTTGCCGAAAAGCATCAACTTCGCATCCCTTGGCGAAGAGGAATTCAAGCGTTTCAAAAACCGCGCACTCTACGTCCTATCCCGCATCTTGGGTTTCGACGCCATTTCCCTATTGCCCGAGATCGACGAACGGAACCGGCGGCACGACAACGGCCCGCCGCTAGACGACCGACCCGAGCCACCCGCATCAGCCTACGAGGAACCATAATGCAACGCAGCAAGACCGCACAGAACGCCATAGCGGAACTTTTCGCCATCATGGCCACCGCAGCCGCCAAACGAGCCGTTTGGTACGTCACCGAGTATGGAAACACTGTCAAAGCCGACGAGATGGCCGAAGCTACGATCAGATGGCTGGATAAATCGTCAGCGCAAGCCATCGGCTGGCGTTATCGACGCCCCGGCTAGTTTGGGGCACCCAAACGGAACTCCTCTGTACGACCACCTAACCCCCATGGAGAGCATTATGAGCGACGACTTTGAGAACGAAGCCCCCACCACCGCACCGCACCCGGGATATGCCTGCTTTGACACCGAAGGCACAGGTTTATTCGATTACAAGCAGCCGGCCGACGCGCCAGGCCAACCCCGCATGGCCTCGCTCGCGATCATCTATGTCGACGAGAACTTGGAACTCGAACGCGAGTGCCAAATATTCATCCGCCCGGACGTCAGCGACTACACCATGACCGAGGGCGCCCAGAAGGCGCACGGCCTCACGGTCGAATTCCTCAACGAGCACGGCGTTCCGGTGACCGAAGCGCTCAACGAGTATCTGAGCGCCGTCGACAACGGCCGGATCATGGTCGCCCACAATTCGCAACACGATATGAAGCAGTTGCGCGCCGAGCTCCGCCGCGCCGGCATGCAGGACCGTTTCGAGGACTCGCCGAACATCTGCACCATGCGAGCCATGACGGATATCTGCAAGATTCCGCCCCGCGGCAACCGCGGCGGATACAAATGGCCGGCGCTGTCCGAGGCACTGCTTTTCATCGGCTCCGAGAACCTTGGCGATCACTCCGCCATCAACGACGCCAAGGGCGCGCTGGAATTGCTGCGCTATCTCAAACGGACCGGCAACATGCCCGAGGCCAAGGTCCATTACAAAAAGGACCGCGAGTGATGGCGCGCGAGAAACCCGCCGTAACCATCCGCCTGCTGCGCCGGCAGTTAGACGTCGCGCAAGCCACGATCGCCGCCCTGCAGATGGGCCGAGCCGATAAGGAGAAGGTCATCGCCGGCTATGACGTCCAACTCGAGGAAACCGATCGCGAACTAATACGCACCCAAAACATGGTCGCCGATCAAGCCTGGCGCATCGGCGATCTGGAACAGCGTCTGCGCCTCAAATCCGAACGTCTCGCCTACCTCGAGGGCTATCATGCGAAAAGCCAAGAAGCGATATCCAAGATCAGCCCCATACGTTCCGCGGGCTCACTTGTCGCCGGCGATCCGGCCGAAACTCAAGCCGGAGGACGTGAGGACTATCAGAAAAGTCTATCGGCTGGCCGACAAAGAAGCCAAGGCGCGCGGATCGACCAAGGCGCGGCCGGGGCTCGCTCAAGACCTGGCGACCCGCTTTGGCGTCAGCAAGCACACGATAGCGCAGATCAGGAAGGGCGGCCGGTGGAGCACATTGAGATAAACGATGGCATATCACGAGAGAGATTTAGCCTCTGAAATCGAGGCGATTAGAACGCGGTTTCTCGACAAGGAATTTTCCGAGACCGTTTTCCGGGCGTCCCTCTACGCGAAGGGCATCCGAGGCGATGAGTTGAACCAGATCGTGCGTGATACGATCCTACAATTGGAGCGACCATGACGACCGAAGAACAGTACCTCGCTGACCACAACACCGCGCTCAAAGAGGACTTGAAGGCATGCCGGCACGAAAACGCCCTGCTTTCCGAGCAGATCCGAGACGGCAAGGCGGAGCAGGAAAAGTTATCCTATAAGAACGATTTTCTCCTCGCCGAAACCGTCCGCCTCACCGCATCGCGCGAGCAATACGAACGGGTAGCGATCCGGACGACGGCAATTCTCGACGGCGCCCTGACCGCGCTCCTCGCCACATGCCAGTCACTGCAAGCCGAGATCCGCGATGCCGCATTTACGAAGGTTCCTGGAACCGCCAAGGTGACCGAACCCGAGTCCACCGCCGTCGACGTCGAAAATATCGCCAAGACGTTCGCCGCCGGATTCGAAAAGGAGGAAACCACCCCGTTACCAAACCCTCCTCGTTTCGGTAGCGGGACTAAAGCCGCATAAAACGCCAACGGCCCCCGGAGGGATATCCCGGGGGCCGAAGGGAGGTGTCAACCGCGCATCCATGGGCGAGACGCGCCACGCACCATAGCCCCCTCAGAAGGATTCGGGCAAGTGAGACAAAACGCAAAACGAATTTTGACAGAACGTGAACCTTTCACCGTCCTAATCGTCAGATATATACTGATGTTATTCGGCGTCTGTGTCGGCATTCCATACGTACTTGCACTGATTGGCATCGCCAAAGTCGCAGACAAACACGGACAACGGAACCATTGATGCCCAAGACAATCCACGGCTGGTGCGTGTTCACTGTGATCTGCGTGTTGATGCCATTGCTCGGCATCGGCGGGCCTATCTGGTTAGGGAGCATTCGATGCTGAAACGGAAACCCAGGAAGCGCGTCAAGACACCGGCCGAGGACAAGCCTTCGCCGCCGCGAACCTTGGCGGACTACAAGTCGCATTCCCGACGTCTGGAAGCCGAACTCGCTGGCTGCCGGGCGTGCCGTGAGAAGATCGACTGCATCTCGCGTGGTGAAGCATTCCAGTCGCCATCGCGGCGATATGAGAGGCCCAAGGGAGAGCGCTGATGCCACTCGTTAGATATATCGACATGCCGCCCTATCAGCAGCACTGCGTACGTGAGATTTACAACGACTGGAAGTCCGACGAGTACGCTGATTTCGCCTTCTGGGTCCGGAAGGATGGGCAGCTTGCGGCACGGAGGTCCGGCCGCCACCAGATGACCAACGAAGCGGCGAAACGGCACATGGAGAAATACACCGCTGACGTTCGCGCCAAGGGTGATTTGCGCGAATGGAAGCCGGGCCACTCCTTCAGCTTCGTGAGGGACTAACCATGACCGCCCCAAACATCATCGTTCTCTCCTGCGAGATCCTATTCCTGATCGGCTTCGTGCGCTGGGTCTACACACGGGATGCCCTCCAATGATCCGCATAGCCGGCTTGGTCGCTGTCTGTTTCCTGCTGTCTGGATGCTACGAACCAGCATCCACATGGAGCGACAAGCAGGGCCGCTATCGTCCGACTGACGAAGTGCGCCGAGAAATCATCAACGATGAAATCGACAAGCGGGAAATGGAGCGCGGACGATGACAGACTTTCCTACGTCTCCCGAGTCCGCCATCCTGGATGCTGCCAAGCGGATGCAGTCATTCAACGCACTGACGCAACTCGTCACGATCCCTTGGGATGATATCGATCCGCAAGAGCGCAACCATTGGATCGGCCTCGCGTGCGCAACTCTTCGTGGCGATCTTGCCCAAAGACCGGCAGATCGCGCCGCTATCATTGAGGAATGCGCCAAGGTCGCGGAATCCTATCCGTCATCCGGCGAACAAACCGAACATCCGGTTGAGTATTGGATTCGCAGACTTGCGGTCTCCTCGACAGATCGATTGACCGAAACGGACGATGGTCCAAAGCCGGTCTGCATACGATGTGGCGCTCATGTT